ATGCGCATCGATCACGTGCATCTCTCCCGGCTCGATCTCAACCTGCTTGTCGCCCTCGACGCGCTGCTGACGGAGCGGAGCGTGACCCGCGCGGCCGGACGGATCGGCATCAGCCAGTCGGCGATGAGCCATGCCCTGGCGCGGCTGCGCACCGCCTTCTCGGATGAGCTGCTGACGCGGGGCCCCGACGGCATGCGGCCGACGCCGCGCGCGCTGGCGCTCATCGGGCCGGTGCAGGCGGCACTGTCCCAAATTCAGGAGATCACGACGCCGCCGGCTGCCTTCGATCCGGCCACGGCCGACCTCACCTTCACCCTCGGCATCCCGGACTCGACCGAGGTGCTCCTGATGCCGACCCTCATCGCGCATCTGCAGGCGGTGGCACCGGGGGTGAAGCTTCTGCTGCACACGGTCGATCGGCACCGCATCCTCGACGACCTCGATACGGGGCGGGTCGATCTCGGCATCGGCGTGTTCGAGCAGGGCCAGACGCATCACAAGCGACGCATCCTCAACAAGGAGAGCTACCTCTGCATCTTCAACGCCGAGCTGGTTGGGGTGACGGCGCCGATCTCGCTCGACGACTACGTGCGGCTCCCGCACCTGCTCACGAGCCTGGTCGAGAGCGCCCACGGCGTGGTGGACGACGCGCTGGCCAAGATCGGCCGCAAGCGCGTCATCGCGCTGACCTCGCCGCGGTTCTCGGTGATGCCCTTCGTGGTGCGGCAGGCCCCCGTCATCGCCACGATGCACGCCCGGCTCGCGCGCTTCTTCGCCGACAGCATGGGCCTGACCGTCAGCCCGGCACCGATCACGCTGCCGGACGTCTCCATCTCGATGATCTGGCACACGTCCAACGACGCCATTCCCAGTCAGCGCTGGCTGCGGGAGACCATCATAAAGCTTCGCAAAACCGATCCCCGGCCGCCGACCGACGGCTCTCACACGACATCCGATTGATCCCTTCGGGATGACGGATGGCGGCGTCGCTCAGGCGCCGTGGGCCTCCCGCATCAGCCGTGCACCGTCGTCGCCTCAGCAACGGCTGCCCTGAAAGAAGAGGCTGCAGAGGCTGGCTCAGTGATGACGACCGCATGCCCGAGGCGCGGAAGCGGATGCTCGCGGCGACAACGTGAACGATCTCGCCCTGCGTTGGGCCATGCACAAGTAGCGAGGTCGCGAGATCCTGGTAGGGTGCGCGGCCTGCCGTTGAGCCTTAGTGCACTTCCCACTTAGATCCATTGCAAAAAAGTGGCGCTGCAATTGAGCCTCCACCGGAGAAGCTCGTTTGCCGATAGGTAGGAGTGGCATCCAAATCAGTCACGACCACGAGACTCCCCTTCGCCTCTGGGCTGCACGGGAACAACTTCGCAACAATGTACTGCGCAGGCTTGAACGGGCCCGAGGCAACTGAGAGGCCATTCCCAACCAGGGCACTTCCCGCGATGTGCGAATTGCCGTTGATTGTCTCGCCAGACGATGTGATCTTCCCGGCAGGGTCGACGTTCCATCCTTGCCCCTGAACCTGACGGTCCGAATAGCGACCCTCTAGTTGGAGTCCCACCCTAGACGAGCCCGCATGGCGGAACCCTATGCCAGCCCCTCCATAGCTGTTGAAGCTGGTTGCTGAGGCGGACCCATCGGTGAATGCGGAGCCGGGATGTGCTCCTTGGTTCATGTAGCCGTTGTGCGAACCTGTAAGATCGAGCACAGTGTTGTCACGGGCAAGCGAAGCACAGCAAATTTCAATTCCATTCACCACCGAGGTGCTTCCGGCCAACGGTTGTTCGTACTGGCCAATACCAATCGCCTTCGATGACCGATTTGGACCTCCCATGAATATCTGAAGTGCCGTAGCCGTCGGACCGACCGGACCATCTGCGTAGTCGCCCCAGTAGTTGTTAAGATCCAACTCAAGTGTAAATGCAGTTTTCTTCGGACCACCGCTTGCGATCTGATGAGCGAAGGCTCCTGTCCAGGCGGCACCCGATTTAGCCTCCTGATAAGTCATCAGAGCGAGGTTTGTCTTGCCTCCGTTGCCCGGATTAAAATTAGGCTCGTAGCGCCAGACCACGCCGCCATCGATTATGTTTTCGGACGTACCCACCGGACCAGCTCCAGAAGCAGCGGTCTTCCCGTAGTAAGACCTAGACTTGCTCCGAGATTTGACGCGGTACATCTTGCCTCCATCATTGAGGCAAGTTCCGCCCTCCGGATAGAAGGTGTTCCTTTTGCACACCTCAGGGAAGCCAGTCGCAAAGCGAGCGTTCAAAAGGGTGCCATATTCACCCTTGTTGCTGTCGCCAGTTGGCGAGAAGTAGCGCACCATCTGCGCCCGAGTTAGATCTTGATCAAGTCCGTGAAATGGGCCGAGTATTGGCTCGGCCTGAATTGGCGCGCCGGCACCGGTCATATAGATCCCATTGCTCGGAACGGACGAAATGAGATCGAGTGGCTGCTCACTCCCGATCACCTTGAGAGATCGTTGAGCGCCCGGACCTATAGCCGCCGGTTCGCCAGGTGACGCGTCCCGCACGGGCGCTTTGGCAGGATCGGCATCATCCTGGGTTAGCGTGCGCGGGGCATCGTCGTTCGCAGATCCACGAGTTGGTTGTTGCTGAGGCGCAACGCGAACCTGCGCAAGGGCGCTGGTGGTCAAGAGCAGCAGCGCAAGGCTGGCTGATCGAAATGCGGATGCGCAGCTTTGGGATAGGTACGACCTCATTCGCTCGCCTCGCCTTGCATGACGCGCCGGGCGCCGTCGCTACAATTTTTTTGATCTGTGCTGTCACTAGTCGGAGCAACAGCGAGGCAGCCCGCGAAATGCGCCTGCAGCGTGGCGACCCTGGCGGGCGGAGCCAATTTCGACCATAAGGCAGGCGGCCAACCGCCGGGGGGCAGAATGATCACCGACGAGCAAATCAATGATTTTTGCACCACTTTTCTCACGTCAAGTCCCATCGAACGTGGCAAAATAATCGGCGAAGTAATCGAGAGGGCTGATGAGCCCGAATACGAGCATTTTGCAGCGCGTGTGATCTACCTATTGCGCTTAAAGCACCGCCTGGATGATGCCGAAGCTATTGTTGGTCCCCTAATTTCCTGCGGAAAATACGAAGATCAAGCACTTTGGGAGCTAGGATACGCTTTTGGCGTAGCAGGCCAGCCGCACCGATCGATCGAATATTTGAATAGGTCAGTCGCCGCTGATCCGCAGCCGCATCGTCTTTTGTGGCTTGCCGTTCAACTTGCAATTTCTAAACAAGATAACGAAGCATACGCCGTTCTGACGCGTGTACAGCAAGAGCATCCAGCCCTAGAGCGCGAGGTGGCGATCCATCGTCAGTTTTTCTCGATGTTGAAGACGTACGACCGCTCGGAAGCGCAAAGGCTGCTCCTAGAAGTGCGCGCCCGCTTCGCAAATCGATCAGTCTCCGACTTAGAGGCAGACATTCAGGCAGCGCTAGACGCGCGGCAACCATACTTGCTTCTGCGGCTTGGAGACGGCGAAGGAGCCTGTATCCGCCTTAGCGCTGGAGACGAGGAAAACAACAAGGATTATTATCGCGCGAACCGCGACGAGTTTGCAGAGATCTGGTTCAAGGACAGATCGGTGCTCGACGGGCCAGCCTTCCTAGCAGCAATTGACGAGTTTAACTCAGCTATAAGCCAAGCTGACGCGATCGGCGGAAGCATGTACGAAGCTGCTATACAGACCGAGTACGACTACGCTTCGCGTCGCGGCATTGCGTGGGTAGTGAACGTAATGCGGAGACTCCTAGCTTTCGCAGATGAAAAGCCGGACTGGGCTAAAAATGTTCCGGTCTACTCGCTCACCATTCATTACGATTTGTTGCTGAGCGGCGCGCTGGCTCGATTGCTGAAAAGGCGGTCATTTGTAGGGGTCATCTCATGCCAGGACGCTTTGCCATCAGCACTACAGAGAACGTACGGAATCGGGCGCGTTGATCTGATCAAAACACCAGGCGAGCAAATCCACGCAGGTACACTTGGCGCAAGCGCTGTAGAAGGTCGGCACTGGCCTGACCGTTTCAACGAAATAATCGGAGAGCTTAGCGTTCCGACAGATCGAAGAGGCCAGCTATGGCTTGTTGCTGCCGGCATGCTCGGTAAAATCTACGCCGCAAAGTTAAAAAAACAAGGCGCTGTCGTTATTGATATTGGCGCCGTTGCAGATTTGTGGATGGGGAAAGTCACGCGCTCGTTTCCCGATCTACCTCCCGAGTCCAAGCTTAAATTGGAGCAGAGCATGCTAACACTAGTCGACGTGGGTGGGCTTGGTGGGCTTGGTGAAGAATGGCTGCCGCACGTAAGCTCCATCCGCGCAGTACTCTTCGAGCCCAATCCATCTGAAGCAGCGATGGCACGAGCGAAGTTGGAGCCATGCCGCGACGGTATCGTTGTAGAGCGGGCGCTCGGCAATCGCGCTGAAAAGCGCACGCTGCACGTCACCCGCAGCCTGGGCTGCACATCGCTTCTAGATCCAAACAACAAGCTGCTTCAGCCATATACAATTGCACCGGCATTTCGTGTCACGCACGAAATCGAGGTTGATTGTGAGCGGTACGATACGCTGATGGTCAATGGCGAAGTGCCACAACCCGATGCTATCAAGATCGATGTGCAGGGATTTGAGTATCAGGTTCTGGAGGGCTTCGGAAATGCCCTCAATGAGTGTCTGGGGGTCAAAGTCGAGGCGCACTTCAGGCCCATCTATCATGGACAAAAGCTGCTCCACGATATGGTTGATCTTCTTTCGCGGGCTGGCCTGAGCCTTCGCCGTCTTCAGCCTGTCGATCACTTCGATGGAGACATCGTCGAGGTTGACGCTTGGTTCACGTGCTCGCCCGAGAGAGCCGCGGCCCTATCGGAGGAGCGTGCAGCAAAGCTCGCATTCCTTGAGATGGTTTGGGAGATACCACCTCGCCGACTCTCTTTCGGGGCCGATCAGTTCTCCTAGGCCACGCTTGGTCGTGCCGCGTTCCGCACACGAAAAAGCCTCGAGGCCGAAGCTCCGGGGCGGTGGGCAGACGGGTGTGAATAGCGGGGACGAGCCGGACGTGCACCCCGCGATCGCCTGGAGCATCTCCCGGCGGGTCGCGGCCATCTCCTCGCGCATCAGGGTCACGACGTCGTCAACGCGGCGCTCCAATCGGGTGATGACGTCGCCGGTCATGTAGGTTCGAGCGACTTCGACTGACGTCGAGCGAGCGCAGACAGCTGCGCGGTGGCACGCCGGCGAAGGGCTACGTCGCGATGCGCGGCACGGATCCGAAGGGCGAGACCCGCAACACCTGCTACCATCTGGTGCGGATCGCGACCACTATGGGTCACTGACAGGCGCTCGCACAAAAGATTCTAGACCGATATCTGGCCTAGCCGCAGACGTTGGTCGAGTCGGCGATAGCGAAACTCAGCGAACAGCGCCTGAACAGGAAGCTGCAAACAACCTGCAAAACGGCGGCAGCGCGGGAAGCTGAGCCTGCCACAGGTCATCGAAAAGAAATGGTCGGAGTGGCCGGACTTGAACCGACGACCCCCTGTCCCCCAGACAGGCTCTGTTTGTTGGAAAATAGGCTGTTTTCTGCAAAAGACCGAATATTAGCCGCTAGAGTTATCAGTGGCTTAGACGTGCTTCGCAAAGCGGATTTGGCCCCCAAAGTCGCGCGCGGTAGGGTCCGTGCATGGCTGATTCCTCCCCCACCGTCGGCGAGCTGTTCAAGGCCAAGGCCGTCACCGACGCTGAGTGAGCCGCAGCTTCGGAATGGGCCGGTACACGACCTTGTGACTCGCCTTAGATGCCAGCTTTGGCACGTAGGCGGGATGAAGATCCTGGCGAGCTATTTCCGAACTCAGGCTGATCTCTGCCGTGAGATAGCAGACGCGCTGGCCCATCAGGACGACCCGGTCATATCGAAAATCCGCGACATGGCTGTTGAGTTCGACCACAACGCCGGTGCGCTCGAGCGGTGGCTTGCTGAAGAGGCCTCGATCGAACCTTTCCGAGCCGGCACCCTCGACCTTCATTGATCACAGGCCGCTGCGGCAGGCGCCGGCGACGACACGCGCATGGCCGAGGTGCGGAAGCGAATGCTCGCGGCGGCCGGATAGTGGACACGAAAAAAGCCCCGAGGCCGAAGCCCCGGGGCGGTATGTGGACGGGTGTGAATAGCGGGGATCAGCGGCCGGGCGGCGCTCGCATCCCTTCAAGCCGTTCGATCCTGGTCGTGAGCCGGTCTTCGGCGCGTCCGATCCGCGCCCGCACAGCATCAACCTCCCGCTCCTGCATCCGCCAGTGAACCTCGTGCTCGGCGCGGCTCACCTGTGAGCCAGCGAGCGCTTCGAGCCGCTTGTCGGAGCGGTCCTGCAGCAGGAGGAGCGCGCCCTTCAGATCAGCCTGCCCGTCCTTGATCGGGTAGTAGGCGAGGCCGCCGACCACGGTGAGCACGCCGACGGCGGTGCCGAGCGCCGACCAGATCACGCCCCACGGGGTCTGTCCGCGCTTGTCGATCTTGTCGCCCAGCGCCGTGACGCCCTGCGCGAGATTGCTGAGCGCGGCACCGAAGCCGTCGAGGCGCGTCTCGTTGCGCTCGAGCCGGGCCTCGATGTTGCTCAGTCCGGAGGGCGGGGTCGTCATGACATTCGGGCCTCAGGGTCAGCGGGCGAAGGTCGCGCGCACGTCTTCGATCCAGCGCACGGCGCGCTCGCCGCAGGCAGATTTCGCGCGATCCAGGGTTTTTGCCTCCCCGATGATTCGCACCACGTCGGCGCGGGTCAGAGGTCGGTCGGGGATCTCCGGGAACGAGCGACGCAGGCACGGTCCGACGCCCTCGGGCGGCATCGGCAGCGTCACGCGGATATCGGCGCCGAGGCGCGGGTCGACCGCCGGCAGGTCAGAGGTCACGCAGCCGGCGAGACAGGTCGCGAGGCAGGCACTCGCGATCACGGTGCGGATCAGTGCGAAGGACATCGTTCAGTTCCTGGAGCTTCTGGCGGGCGGCCTGTTCGGCGGCGAGGTCCTGCGCGGCCTGCGCCGCGATCCGGGCGGCGACAGTCTCGGCCGCCTCGGTACGCTTGATCTCGGCCGCCATGGCGCGGGCGGACTGGAGCGCGAACGCGTCGTGCGCGCCCTTCGCCTGGCCGGCCTGATAGAGAGCGGCGCCGACCATCAGGGCGATGCCGGCGGCCAGCAGCGGGCGGCGGATGAAGCCCGGCAGCCACGCGGTCGCGACGAGCGCCAGGACGACGAGGCCGAGTCCGGCCCCACCCGCCAGCGTCGCGGCGAAGCTGTAGGCGGTCCAGCCGTTGGCGATCAGAGCGCCAGCCTGCGAGAGGAGGGCGCCCATCACAGCCCCGCCAAGCACAGAGCGCGCTCGCGCTGGCGGCGGAGGGTCAGACCGCGCACGACCCGCCCGCCGGCCTTGTCCCACATCAGCATGGCGTCGCAGGCACCACGGCGGTCGCCCGCGTTGTAGCGGCGGACGACGGTGGAGCCGCAGAAGCCACCCGAGCCGATGTTGTAGGCGAGACCGACGAAGCTCACGAGCGTCGTGTCGCTCATGGGCTTCTTCACGCAGGCCTCGACCTTGCCCGCGAACTCGTCGAGCCGCTTGAGGAGCATCGCGTCGCACTCGGCCTTGGTGGCCGTCTGCCCCATGCGCACGCCCTTGGTCTCGCCGTAGCAGATGGTGGGCACGTCGCCGGGGATCGGGATGTAGGCCTTCAGCTTCAGGCCCTCCTCCTCGCCGGTGTGCGTGATGGCGGCGAGGCCGACGGCGGTGGCGACGAGGCCGCCGAGCAGCCCCCGTTTCACGAGGCGGCTCATTCGGCATCTCCGAGCTTAGTCTGGGCGAACAGGCGGGCGACGGCCGCCATGACGGTCACGGCACCCGAGAGCGCCGCGAAGGTGCCGCGCTCGATCGGCGGGTCGTTGGTGAAGACCGCGAGCACCACCTCGAGCCCCGAGAACAGGGCGGCGAGCAGCGCGAACCGGATGCTCCAGGAGTGACGGAGGATTCGGCGCCAGTCGGCGTAGAGCCGGAAGCGAGCCGCCAGGGTGGCACGCAGGCGCGCGAAGGCGCCCACGTCGGAGGACGAGGCCATGACGGCTCCGATGTCAGAGGGGCTGAAGGGCGACGCGGCAGGTGCCGCAGCCGATGGCCAGCGCGGCGCCGCGGGCGAGGTCGATGGAGCGGCCGGCGATGAACGGGCCGCGGTCGTTGATCCGCACGACCACCGAGCGGCCGGTCGCGGCGTTCGTGACCCGCACGCGGGTGCCGAAGCGCAGGCTCCGGTGCGCGGCGGTGAGCGCGTTCTGGTCGAACCGCTCGCCGTTGGCTGTCAGCCGCCCATGAAAGCCGGGCCCGTACCACGATGCGATTTCGGCGCGGGCGGGCGTCACGCTGAGCACGAGGCAAGCGAGAGCGGCCCGCACCGCGAGGCGTTGCAGGAGCATGGTGGACCTAGATTTTCAGGAAGGAAGACGAATGGGCGGGCAGGCGCGATCGGCAGGGCCGATCAGCCCTCGCAGACGCCCAGGCTCGGCAGGTGCATGATGCCCGGCTGGAGCGAGGCAACGATGACGTAGCCGCCCACCATCGGCGGGGCCGCCCGGGAGAGCGTCGCCACCTGTGCCCCGTCGAGATAGACGTTCATCTGCCCCTGCCCGGCGGTCGGGGAGGTGAACTCGATATCGATTTTGCTGCGCGTCACACCTGCCGGCAGCACGCCGGTCGCGATCACATCGGGCGCACCCGTCATGAGATCGCGGATCACGAGGTTGGTGGCGTCCCGCAGCAGCAGCAGCGCGTTATTCGACAGGTAGCCGAGGTTCGGGATCTCGTCGGCGACGAGGCCGATGCCGGCCTGTTGCGGCCCCCACTCGATGCGAGCGCTGATCCACTGCGCCCAGCGGACGAACCGCGTCTCGCGCTCGGCACAGATGCCGGTCAGGAAGGCTCGCGGGCGCTCCCATCCCGCGAGCGGGCTGCGCCGGAACACGCCGCCCGTGCCGATGGTCGCGGTCGCCGGGTCTACGAACTTCACCGCGTCGAGGAACGCCGCCGCCCCGCCGGACGCTCGGAACTGCAGGACGTGGTAGCCGCGCCGCAGAACCGGGCCAGCGAAAGCACGCCGGAAGGTGCCATCGAAGACGGGCGCCGAGAACTGCCCGACAACGGCGGTCGCGCCGTCAATCAGCAGCGTCATGTGCCGCAACTGCCCGCTGTCAGGCGTGATGGTCTCGAAGACCGGCACGCAGTCGCGCTCGACGTAGATCGGGATCGACAGGGTGTAAGTCGGATCGACCTGGATGACGAAGCCCGAGCGCGAAGCCGCGTAGGGAGAGCGGCCGATGAACCCGCCGAAGCCGTCGCAGGGCATGTCCGCCGCAACGATCTGTGCGCCCGGCCCAACCGGGCGGGAGAGCAGCCCACCCATCGGCGTCAGCAGCGCGGCCACAGACCGACCGAGGAGGTTATATCCGGGGGTCGTCAGGTGAACGTCATCGGCGGCGACCCAAGGCGATGTGCCGAGCTGCCGAAGTTGCTCCGCCGCATCGACCAAAGGCAGATTGTACTCGCGCGCAAGGCGGGTCACTGCCTCCCGATAGAGATGGAGCTGCGCGTTCCCCGTGAGCGTCGGCGAGGGCGGGGAAGCCATGAGGATCACGGCCGTGCCGTTCTCGCGTAGCCGCTCAATGTTTTGGCGGTGGTAGCGGACGAAGTTTTTGATGAAGGCAGGGCTGATCGCGATGTTCTTGGGGGCAAGCGCGTCGTTGGTGCCGATCATCATCAGCACGAGGTCGGGCTTGTTGGCCGCGTCGTAGGACTTCCAGCGGTTGATAAGCTCGAAGGTCCGATCGCCGGGATAACCCTGATTGACGACCGTGATGTTGAGCCCGCCAGCCGAATTGTACTGGTAGATCGACCGCAACATGGCCTGAAGGGCCTGCGGGATCGTGATCGAGGAGCGGACGCCGGTGTAGCCGTTGCCCTCGACTGCCGAGTTGCCGAGCCCGTCGCCGATCAAGCCCCAGACCAGCGAGTCGCCGCGCACGACGATCGTGACCGGCTGGCCCGAGCGCATCTTCTCGATAACGTGGGCGAGCTGCGGCAGGCCGGGGCGATAGAGGAAGCTCTTGTAGATCTCGCAGTAGACCTCGGCCCCGGAGAAGCTCACGCCGGGTCGCGGGAACTCCAGGATGAGGTTCTCGTCGTTGACCGGGCTGCTGAGCGAATAGCCGCCCGGCTTCACCTGATAGGGGGTCGTACGCGGCGCATCTCTGAAGGGGATGAGCGCGTCGGCTTGACCCGTCGCGTCCGCCGCAAGCGTCGGCGGCACGCTCACCTGTGAGGCGATGGCTGCGGCGGTGCGGCCCGCATCCATTAGGCCGTTGCCGATACCCGCCGCAGCATCGCTCGGGGCAGCGAGATCGAGCGTTGCACCCGCCTTGAGGCCGAGAGACGCGCGTCCTGCGGTTGGGCTCTCCAGATCCGAGAGGTTCGCAGACTTCGAGAGCCTGCCGGCGAGATCGGCCGTGTTAGCCTTGCCGCCGAGCGCTCCATCGAGACCGACGACGTTTCCCACGCCAATGACATCCGAGATCCACGCCTGCAGGCTGTCGCTCCACGCCGCGGCGGTCAGGCGGCCGGATTGGAGGGCGCCGGGAGCGAGAGCGGAGCCGTTGCTGTCGAGCCACGGATAGGGCCCATGGCCATCGACGTTCAGCGTTACGCCGCTCGTGTTCGCGCGGTCGATGCGCGCGGCGATCCGAACGCCCGCCTTCAGCTCAGTGACGCGAGAAAAGGTCGTGACCTCGTAGACGTTGCCGGTGCCTGTCGTGGCCAGCGTGCCGCCCTGATCCAGCGCAAGTGCTGCGGCCTTGGCCATCAAGCCCCGGATTGCCGCCGAGAACTCGCGACCGGCCATGCCGTCGCGAGCCGGAATGGCGCGGTCAGCCATAGCGTTGCCGCTCGGCTGGGGGGACCAGTCGGTGACGCTCATTCGGATTTTCCAGTGTGGGAGGAGGGCCGTTAGGCCTTGATCGCGAAGACGCCGACGAGGCCGGGCGGCATGTTCGGGTGCGCTTGGCCGCCGCCCGCATTCGAGATGCTGAGCGAATGGCTGTGGTTGCCGTCGCTGCCGATCGTGTGTCCGTGGCTGCCGTCGGCGCTGATCGTGTGGCCGTGGTCGCCGACGCCGTTGACCGTGATGCCGTGCGCGTGCGCGCCTGTGGTGTTCGTGGTCAGGGTGTGGCCGTGAACGCCCGCGGCGTCCGTGATGCCGATGCCGGTGCGTGCGCCCGTCGGCGCCAGATCCGAGACGGTGCGGTTCGTACTGCCGGAGCCCGCGACGCCGACGGCATAGCCCTGCTGGTGGCTATGCTCGCCCGCATCCGATGTGTTGCCACTGTGCGAGTGGTCACCCTGCTGATCGGACGAGGCGGAGTGTGAGTGTGAGCCGGCGTTCCCGGTTGTGCCGCCGTGGCTGTGCTGGCCAGCTTGCCCGGTCCCGCCTCCGTGATCGTGGGCGCCGGCCGAACCAGTCGAGCCGCCGTGATTGTGCGAGGGCATCTGCGCATCGTTCAGCGCGACGGTTTCCAGGCCGCCAGTGCTGCCGACGCCGCCACCAAGGCCGCCCGCGCCAGTCAGGCGGTTCTTGCCGTTATCGCGGCCGAAGATGGTGCGGCCGTTGAGATCGGGGACGTTGAACGTGGACCCGTTGACGCCGGCACCGAAAGTGAAGCCGATCGCCGACAGGAGAGCGGCATAGGCGGTGCGCGAAATTGCCCGACCGTCGCACTCGACCCACCCGGGCGGGATCGACTCGGGCGTCGCGAAAGCGTCGATCTTACCCGGTGGGTCGAAATTCGGAGAGAGCGAGACATAGGCGCCCTGTGCCGGTGACCACACCACGGTGTGGATCATCAGCGGCACGATATCGCCCGGCCCAAACTCAAAGCCGCGTGGGCGGCGCCATGGGCGGGCGCCGGTGCCGTCGATGTTGAGCGTCATCGGCCCCGTGTTCGCCTGCGTCGTCGCGAACGAGATCGAGAAACCGCCTGCGAAGTGGCCTTCCTTGATGCCCTGGAAGCTGGTCAGGGTGGCGGCGTTGCCCGAAATCGAGGCGCCGAGAGTGCCGCTGTTATCCCCGTTCCAGCGCGCCAGCGCCGCCATCAGCTCGCGGCCGGAATCGTTGACGGATTTGGCCGGCATGCCCTCCGGCCAAAGGATTGGAGCAGCGCCCGTGCCGTTCTCGGCGGCGTTGATCGAGAAGTCGACGAGGCCGGTCATAGAAGGCTCCAGGCGCACGCAGCCGTCCGTTCCCGCAACGCACGGCGCGCAGGTCGGTCGAGCCGTCAGCAGAGGCGGATCAGGTCAGCGGCGCAGCAGCGCGAGGTAGCCGTCGCGGTCGAAGGGGACCGCACGGCGCTGCGGCGGCACCATGGGCGGCGCGGTCGGCACGGCTGCGGCTTCGGCGCCGACAGGTTGGGCCATCTTGGCGAGCCCGCCGTCGCCCGCCATGAGCTTGAGGATCGACGCCACGTCCGGGCCATCGTCCTTCTTTGCCTCGGGCGCCGTCATCGTCGGCGCCGAGGATGCGGAGGGCTCGATGCCCGAGAAGCCGAAGCGGCCGGAGGCGGCGGGTGCGGCTGCGCCGCCCTCCGACGGCATGGTCATCGCCGCGTCGCCGCCCAGGAAGGCGGATGCCTTGGCGCGGTGGCTGGCCATCTGGCCATTGACCTTGTCGGCCACCGTGCCGGGCGCACCGCCGTTGCCGGCGTCGCTCGCATTGTAGCGGCCCGGCCGCCCCGCATTGATCGTCGAGTAGAGGTCGAGCAGCCCCATACCGGGCTTGAAGCCGCGGTCCGTGAGGTAGCGTTCGACGGCGCCGAGCTGCTCGCCGAAGCTCTGGTCCTGGCTTGCGCCGTACTGCCGTTGCTCCGGGCCTCCGAACTGGATCAGGCCGATATGCCGGTTGCCGGCTCCGCCCCGGATGGAGGGCGAAAAGGTGCCGCCGGTCTCGTAGGAAATGACCGTCCCGAGATCGACGGGGCTGGTGCCAAGACGCCCCGCCGAAGCGATCAGCGCATCGCGGTCGGCAGCGTTCATGTCCGGCATCCTGAAACGCAAAAAGCCGCCCATCTCTGAGCGGCCTTCGGGGTCCGGCGCACAGCGCTCGGGACGGTGATCAAATCGCGGGTTTTGCCCGACGGGTCAAGGGGCAGCGATCCCCGAAACAGTTGAGCCGGGCGCTTGTGGAAGCGGCCCGGCCCAGTCACCATCGGAGATGCGACTCAACCGACGGATGATGGATTATGCTCCTGCTTGGCGTGATGGCCAAACGCTGTTTTGCGACCCTGCCGCTCCCGGCGATATTTTCTAGTGTGGTGCACGGCGAAGCAGATCAACGCCAAGCACGTTATCGCCCAGAGCCCCAATCCGACAGCAATACCTAATAGAGGGGCTGTCATCATGTGGGGATACTCGCTTCAGTTCTGGCAGGTGGTCGTCTTTTGGCTCTGGGTCGTGGCTGCGGTCGGAGGAGGCGTTGCAGTTGCTGCTTCTTTCGCCTCGTCTATCGTGTCCTACTACATCAGCGATGCGACACAAAAGGACGCCGACCGCGAGATAGCGAAAGCCAACGCATCCGCGAGTTCCGCGAACGAGGCCGCGGGGAAGGCAAATGTGAGGGCCGGACAGCTTGGCCTGCAAGTCGAACAGGAGAAGACCCGCCGACTTCAATTGCAAAAGAGCATGCAATGGCGCACTCTAACAAAGGAACAGTGCGCAGTTTTCGCATCATATATCGCAAGTAATCCAATTTCAAAAATTGTATTTATCAGCACTGTGCGAACTGACCCTGAGGCTTACGCTTTTGCAAGCAGCATATTGCGGTGCATAGAAATTGCTAAGATCGAAAATGTCGGCATTTCACGTGATTACGAAAGTGCCGTTGGCGTTCGGATTTTATCGACTAAAGCTGGCGATCAAATAAAAGTGCTAGAAAATGCGCTTCTGCTCAGCGGCATTGATCTCATCGGGGGCGATAGCTCGGGGCACTTCGAAGACTCTGATGCGATACACCTCGTGGTCGGCAGCAAAATGCCGGTGACTTTCGAGGCGCCCGAATGAGGGGTGTGATGGGCAAGCCCTTGGCTTCCGTCGCCGACCGCCGCACCGAGAGGGCGGCCGGCGCTTTTCATAAACGGTGGGCGTGCTACCGTTCCGCCATGCCCCGCCGCCGCCCGACAGCCTTAGACGTCATCCTGTGCATCGCGCTTTTCACGTTGGTGATGGGCGCGCTGTCGTGGGTGCTTCACCAGACCGTGCCGGGCGGGATGCGTTGGGCTTATGGCGCGTTCGGCCGGACCACCGTCCTCGGAGTCATGGCGGCACTCTTCTGTGTCGGCGCTTATTTCGCTTGGTGGCCGTTATTTCGAGACTGGCTGGCGAAGCGGCGCGGCGCCTCCGTTCGCAAGGACCAATAGACGGCGGGTGAACAACTCGGCGTTCTTCGATCCAGCGGGAGACTTGGCCAGGGCCCGAAGGTCCGGAAGTGCACGCGGATCGAACAGGAGGCGAGCGAGCGCCTCGCCCTGACCCAGCATGCTCGCGCGCGTCATGGCATCGCCGGTAGCGCGACGAAGCCCGACCAAGCCACCCGCAGCACCGCCGGCCGGCCCGCCGACAGCCGTTCCCGCAGCCGCCCCGGCGGCAACATCGGAAATCGCCTGCCCGACCGAAGTCTTTCCGCTGGCGAGCCGCTTCAGGATCTCGCTGTTGAATGCGGTGTCCGACCCCTTCTGCGGCCGGTAGCCGGTCGCCTCCAGCGTCGTCAGCATCCGGTCGAGACCGCCCCAAAGCGTGTCACCCTCCGGCAAGGCGCGCACCACCGCCTCGAGGTTCTGGCGCTGCTGCGCGTTACCCCGCACAGCCGAGGCGAAGCCGGCGCCGCCGTACTGCGCAGCGACGCCGCGCTGCTGCTGCGTAGCTTCGTTGAACACGCCTTCCAGGTGAACCCTGGCCAGTTCCCGCGCCGCCGAGGGGTTGTTGCGAGCGAGGGCCGTCATCGCTTCCGAGATCTCTCGGGCGCTGCCGGGCAGAGGATTCGACGCAAACACGGCACCGATCGCACGCTTCACGTCCGGCTGTTCGGCGATGCGACCGAGGGGCGAGGCGAGCACGCGGTCTAGCCCGTCACGGGCGCGCACCACTCCATCGAGCCGGGCGTAGACCTCGGGCATTTGCTCCAGGACGTCGGCGTTCTCGCGCAGGAGACCGTTCAGCCGGTCCGGATCAATCGCGCCGCGCTTGTCGGTCGCGCTGTCGAGGATTTGGGTCGCGAGGCGGTTGCCGTAGGCGGTGCGCGCCTCGGGCGTGGCGTTAGCCAGCAGCTCGCGCGCCGCGGTCGCGCCCCGAAGGTGCGAGGGCACCTCCTCCGTCGGCGTCAGCATGCGACCCGATACCGGGTCCTGCCGCGTGACACGCGCCAGCGGCGCATCATTCTGGAAGGGCTCCAGCGGGCGGCTGTTGGTGGCGAAGTTGGCGTCCGCAGTCGCCACCTCCGGCAGCTTCTTCAGTTCGCCATCGAGGCGGCTCCGAAGGATCGACAGATCGCGCACTTTCGTCGCGTCGCCGTCACGGAGGGCGGCCTGGATCTGCTGGTCGGTGCGCTCACGGAGATGCAGCAGCCCTTCGACGCTTCCATCAAGCTCCCGCACGCCCGAGACGGGATCGACCCGGCCCTCGAATAGATCGCGGCGAAAGCTGTCGATCGCGGGGCGCACATCGCCCTTCGCACTGCGGCCCTGCTGCGCCGCGGCGTCGAGCGCAGCCGTCGGATTGACCTGCACGAAGCGGACGTCCGGGATTTCCTCGGTAACCGTCGTGCCGCGCACATATGGAGCCGGCGGTTCGCGCATCGCGCCGATGGTGCGCTCGTAGGCGTCGAGTGGATCGACGTGCTCGCCCCGCATCAGGGCTCCGACCGTGCGGCTGCGGATCTCCGGGTGCAAGCTCTCCGGCGGAACGCCGGCTTTGCTCAGCGCCTCGTCCAGGCTGCTCTCCGCCTGCGACTGAGCGGCCCGGAACTCGTCGGTCACCTGTCCCTGCCGCCCCCGCGCCGCCGCGACCTGGCGCTCAGCGTCGATCGGATAGCTGGGAAGGCCGCGCTGTTCGTTCTGGAGCTTGCGCAGCAGCTCGTTCGTGATGTCCCGTGCGGCACCGCCGTCGGCATCGGCGCGCAGATATCCGGCCTCAATCAGGCGTTCGCGCCAAAAATTGTCGATTCCCTTGCCGCCCTCACGCGCGACGTTCCCCATACCGGGGATGTTGAAGCGGTGCAGATCAGTCGCGAGCACATCGCCATCGAGCCGCACACCGCCGTGGCGGGCGATAAACCGAGCAAGGCTCTCCGGACCGGCAGCCGCCGAAGCCTCGACCACGGGCGGCGGCTCCATGGGGCGCGGCGCGGCATCGGAGAAGCGCGGCGAGCCTTCCGGGTTCGTGATGACCGGCTCACCGGGGCGCTCAACCCTGATCGTGCGCTCAATGCCGAACCGCTCCGGCGCCTCGCGCGCGGCGGCGTAATCACGGTCGGCCTGGAGCATGCGCACGGCCTCGCGTCCGGTGCGCACGCCCGTCATCTCCTGCTGAATGATCTGCCCGGCCCGATCCGCCGAGGTACGCGGCCCGACCGCCTCTCGCGCCTGCGTCAGGGCCATGCCCTCGGGCGTCTGGGCGATGCCGGCGCGGGCGGCGCCTTGCAGGTCGAAGCCGAGACCAGTCGGCGATCCAGGTTGAGGTGCGACGCTCTCGAAGGCGGCACGCGCGGCGTTATCGACCGACGCGGGACGGGCGCCATACATCTCGGAGGCGATCTGGCCACCCTTCCCGCCGCTATTCGCGACCACGCGCTCCAACTGTGCGACGCGTCCAGCACGCCCGCCCGTTGCGGAGTTCAGCGCCTCGCCGACAGAGAGATCGACCCGGCTTCCGGGCAGGGCGAGGCCCTGGTCGCGGATGTGCTGGGCCGAGGCGAGTTCCGCCTCGCTGATCCCCTCAAGGGCTTCGCGCAAGAGCGGCATGCCGGGTGCCTCACCGCGGATGGCCGTCACGACCTTTCCGACACCGCGACCGATGGCCGGACCAGCGCCGCCAAGAACGCCGCCGATGCCGGCGCCGAAGCCGACCTCATCCAGATCGCCGCCGCTCCGCACCGCTGAGTCGGCGGCACCAAGAATGCCACCGGAGACGGCTCCAGCCAGTGAGCGGGCGCCGAGGGATCCAGCCCCCATGCCGAAAGCAGCAGGAGCCGCCGCGACGAGCGGAGCCGTGCCGAGCGCGCCGCCGAGCAGTTCGCCGCCGATGGTCGATTTCCAGTTTTCCGTGGCCGTGCGCTCGCCGAAGCGCTCGACTGCGGCGAGCTCGTCCGAGAACTTCGTGTCGTTCTTCAACGATCGGATGCCGGCTGCCGCCCGGGTGAGGCCACCGAGCAGGTACGGCCCGACCACGGGCACGCCGTTGATGATGCCGCGGCCCACGGCAGCCGCATCGCTGCCGGCGACGCCCGCTGCGGGCGCATCGTGCACGGTCGCGGGATCGGCAAACGGGTCGTGATCCACCGGGACGAGCTTCGCCCCAGCCGAGGGAGCGGACGGCGCGTCGGCGAAGGGATCGTGATCGACGGGGACCAGCTTCATCACTGCACCTTCAGGTACTTGCCGGGCCGGTTCGGGTCGGGGACGTACCACATGCCGTCGGCGGCTTGCCGAGAGCCAGCCGGAGCGCCCTGCGGCGGCTCCTTCGGGGCCGAGGCCGAGGCGCTGTCACGGGCCTGAGGGAACAGCGGGTTCGCCGTCGCATACTCGTCGAGGACCTGGTCGAACCCAGCGTCGAGGCGACCGTTGTTGTTGCCAGCGTACTCGCGCGCGAGCTTTGAGACGTCCTGCTGGCGCTGCGCCAGCTTCCGGGCGACGCCGATCAGGTCCCGGTTGCCCTGTTCCGACTGCGCCAGGGTCGGCGCCGTCCGCGAGATGTAATCGCGGTCGGTGTTCGAGATGCCGGGGCCGAGCGAGCCGCCGAGACCGTCGAGCACGACCTTGTTCGAGAGCGCGTCGAACACCTCCGCAGCCGAAGCGGCGCGCGAATCCTTCACGCCAAGCGCGCCGAGGAACTGGTTTGCGCGCTTCACGCCCTCGCCGCCGACGCCCGAGTAGAAGCCGGGCGTGTTCATCGCCTGCTCCATCAGCGCCAAGGTGTTGAGCGTCGAGCCGGCGTTGCGCCCCTTCGTGGCGAGGTCGAGCTGATAGTCGCCGTAACCCTTGCCGACGGTGGCGTCCTGCGCCTTCTCGGCCCCCATGTTGTTGATCGTGGTCCCCGTCGGGTTCACGGGGCTCACCTTGCCCCTGCTGTCCCGCTGATAAGCCCCGGCCGGCAGCCCGAGCGAGACGCGCTCCGCCTCCGGCATCTGCACATAGGTCTCGTCGGGCTTGCCCGCCGCGGCCCCCTCGGCCTGCGCCTGCGCCTTTGCGCGGATCACGGTGGGGTCGTTATCGCGCCCATGGTTCGGGTCGCGCGAGATTTTGAGCGCCTCGCTGAGCGCCGTGGTGTTTGAGGCCATCGCCACGGCCTCCTGATCGGACAGGCCGGGATAAACCTTCTTCAGGAACGAGGCGTTGCCGGACAGGGCGCCGGTCTCCTGCGCGAGCTTGCGCTGCTTGAGGCCGTGTTCCGCCTTCGCCAGATCCGTGACCGCCCGATCCCGCTCGTTCTTTGAGGCGAGTTGCATCGCCGCCGAGACGCCGCCGGCCCAAGTCGGGGACGAGAGCAGCCCGGCACCGAGCGCGCCGAAATAGTCGCCGTTGTCCCGCAGCCCCTTGCGGAGGGTATCGCCGAACGAGGGCCCCTCCGCGGTTGCTGCTGGCGCCTGCGCGGGACCGGGCTGCGGAGCAGCCATGATCGGCTGAGCGCCGGCGGCCGGAAGGTCGGCCTCCGCGGTCGAGAACTCGGCCGGCCGCGCGGGCGGCAGCGGCACCGTCATGGCGCCGGGCCGAGCAGGCGAGGCCACATCGGCGAGGCCGGCACGCTGAGGCACCGCCTGCCGTACCGGCTCAGCGGCCGGCGCGGGGCCGGAAGCTTGAGCCGGGGCGGGGCTTTCCATCGCATCGCCGCTCGGCGCAGGGATCTGGCCGAAGCCAAAAGGGCGAACGCTCATCGCCTGTTCGGGCATCTGCGGAAGCCCGCTCGACGGGGCGCCGGAGAACCCGGCCGGCATGCGCGCCGCCGAAAGCGCCAGTGCCCGAGCGAGATCCTCGTCGGAGGGGCCGCCGAACACGGATGGCGCGAAGCCGAAGGGGGATGCGCTCACGGGCGAGGTTCCTTGCGAGGAGGCGGCCACTACGGGCCCATGAATTTCGAGGCGACCGACGCGCCCGCGAGCCCCATGCCGAAGAGCTGCTGCAGGAAGCTCGCTTTGGGCGTTTTCGTCGTGACCGTGCCATCGGTCGTGCCGCCGAGCCCCGCCGCTGGCATCGCGAGACCGCTGTAGAGCCCGAGCTGCTTCCAGGGGGCGCCCTGCGTCTCGTCGAAGATCTCGCGCTCGCTATCGAGCGCGGTCTGCCGCGCCTCGTCCTGCGCCGCGCCGACGGCGCCGACGGTGCGGCCCTCACGTTCCAGCGCGTCGAGGATCGTCGGAAGCTGGCCCGTGGCCGCGAGTCCGGCAGCTCGATCGCCCTGCGCGGCGGTGAGCAGCGAGCCGGCCTGCGCGAGACGGCGGGTGATGTTGTCGGCATCGAGCCCGGCCAGCGCGGTCTCGCCCGCCAGCGAGTCCTTGAGCGCACCTTGCGCCAGCCCGGCCCCGGTGGAGGCGATCCCCGCGTTGCCCTGGTTCACGTTGGCCACGGTCGAGAGCAGATTGCCGGCGAGCCCAGCGCGTGCGTTGCCCGCCGCGTCGATGGCCGAAGCCGCCGACGCCTGCCGACCGCGCTCCGCCTCGTAATCGTCATAGCGCAGCTTGGTCCCGATCCCGGCGACCGCATCGGCCGTCGCACCCGCGAACCGGCCCGAGCCGTAGCGCCCAGATGCCGAGAAGGCCTGCGCCACCTTCGTCGCGGCCTCGTTGCCCGAGCGCGAGATGACGTCATCAAGGTAGGGGTTCGCCCCGCCGAGAAACTTCCCGTCGGCCACGTCCTGCAGCGAACGCTCGGTCTGGCTGTTGCCGGTGGCGAAGTTCGACGCGAGCCCGGCCACGGGCGCGGTATCGGTCGCGTAGGCGCCGCCCGCCATCTTCGCCCCGGTCGCCGCCGCAATGTTGTTCGGGTCGGAGAGCTTCGCGACCGCGCCGCCGACGCCTGCGGTGCTCACCGCCGGATTGATGGCGCCGAGCCCCGCCACGGCCTGCTGCGTCGCCGCCGTGGAGCCGCCGGAGCGCGCAAGACCGCCAACAAGGTCGTTGGCTGCCGTCGCAGTGGCGTTGCCGGTGGTCGCGGCGTCCTTCAGCATGCCGAGGCCGGCCTGCGTGTCGGAGCCCATGCCGGCAACGCGCTGTCCGCCATAGACCTCCGAGCCGACGCCGGACTGATAGGCCTTCGTGGCGCCGCCGAGGATCTCGGTCAGCGCCGGAACCGCCGGGCCCCACGGGTCCTGCTTCTGGCTCTGCTGCTGGGTCGTGGTGTTGGAGCCGCCGCCGCCGGGCATGGTCAGAGATCCTTCACGAGGGAGACGAGGGGACGGCGGCGGTAGCCGAGGAAGACGCGCTCCCAGCCCGGCCGGCCGCAGAGACGGATGCTCTTGGCGCCGTGGTAGCGGGCCCACGCCTCGAAATCGGGGATGACGTGCTTCCAGGAGGCGAGGGAGCCGCCGCCGGCCGCGACGAGTTCGCAGGCGGTCGATCCATCGGCTTGGAGGCAGAAGCGCGCCACCGCAGCGGCCAGGATGCTGGGACCGTCACAGGTCAGGAGCAGGCGGGCGCGGCGGTCCTCGCATTCGGCACGCAGCGTATCGGGCGAGATGTCACCGACGCCGCGCTCGCACGCGCGACGGAGATGTCCCTCGACCAGCGGCCAAAGCGGTCCGACCGCATCCATGGGGGCGGCATAGAAGCGGATCACAGGCGAAACACGGCCTGATAGGCATCGAGCATCAGCTTGGCCGCCAGAGCGGCCGGGACGCGCCCCGTCAGCGTCCCCATACCGGGCATCAGCAGGCGCTCGAACTTCGCCGCGCGTGCGGCCAGGAAGGCGGCTTTGCTGGCAAGGAAGACGTCGGCCGGATCATGGATTGGGCCCGGCACGCGCATGGTCGGCGCCGAGATGCAGAACCGGATATCCAGATCGCCCGTCGGGACGATCAGGGCCTCGCCGACGAGAAGCTCTTCCATTGGGCGGGCGGCGATCAGCGCGCGGAGGTGCTCCTGCACGCCCCAGCCCCATTTCTGAGAGAAGGAGAGGTCGATCCCACCATCCATCATCCCGAAGCTGTTCGCTGGGGATACGGCGGCATCGGCCTGGAGCGCGAGCAGGTCGCCGATGTGAGCCGAGACAGTGGTGAGGCCACGCCGGGCGGCCGCGTCCGCCACAGCCACCGGAACAGCCGGGTTGAGATCGCAGATCGTCAGCAGCATCACGGCCTCCGGATCTCGTAGCGCACACGCCGCCCCTCGCTGCCGGCAGCATGGCCGAGCACGAAGAAGCCGCGGCCGGTGTCCTTCAGGAAGATCCCGGCTGCGGCCGCGCCTGCATCCAGGGGAACTGGCACCACATGCGCCCCGACCACGCAGAGCCGGGATTCGATCCGGGTCTCGGCGCCGGTGCTCAGCGTGGCGTCCGACAGCGCGTGGGTGGAGCCCTCCGCGATCTGCCGGACAATCGCCGCAAGCCGTGGCGGGAGAGTTTCGAGGCCGGCGAGGTTCATCGGCGGCCCTCGCGCGTCGCGTCGGGCTCGATGCCGACCGCGTAGGACCAGGTGGTGCCCGCCGGAATGCGGATGCGGGCACGGTGGATGCGGGCCGAGACCCGACAGGGGGCGAAGCGCTCGACCGTCGGCGCCGTCTCCGACTTGTAGGCAACCGGATCGGACAGCCGCAGCGTCTCCCGGCCACCGACGGCGACCCGCCAATCGTCGGCATCCGTGTCGAGCCTGATGCCCCGCACGAAGGCGCGGTCAGGCCGGAACGGCATGATATCCGCCGTCTCGATCAGGGCTTCCAGGGGCGGGCCGGTCAGCAGGGCGAGGCGGTTGTCGGCGGTGATGAAGCCCAGCGCCGGGACGCCGCCGGCATAGATCGGATCATCAAATGAGGGTTGGTCGGGATCGTCGGACGAGCCGTCAATCGCGTCGATGGAGACGGCCGGGGTTGCGGCAGCGAGACCCGCCCGCAGCGTCACAGTGATCGGACCCGTCCAGCGGTCGAGCAGCCAGTCATAGAGCACCGCCTCACCGAGTAAGCTCGGATCGGAGGCGGGCGCGTCCTTCAGCCTGTAGGCGAACAGGATGCGCGGGCCGGTGGCATCGCGGATCGCGACCGTGGCGCCGATCCGGTTCGGATCCACCCGGTCAAGGAAGGCCCGGTTTACCCGCTCGGCGCCGATCGGCACGGAGGCGTTGCCGGCATAGGGGAAGGCGTGGAAGCCGTCGCGGTCGACGAAGAACACGCGCGGGCCGGCGCGCACCGCGGCCGAGGGCGAGACCGCGCCCCTGTTCTCCTCGAGCAGGGAGAACGAGAGCACGCCCGCGCCACCCGACACGTCGAGGCGGCGCACGGCGCGCTCCTGAAGGACGAGGCCGAACTCGCCGCCGACCACGGCCGTCACCGCGCCGCCGTCGGGGAAAATCTGAATATCGCCGTCGTGACCGTCCTGCTCGCCCAGCGGCCAGGACTCGGGGTTACCGATGTCCGACCACTGCACCGCATTCCGGTCCGTGGCTAGGCCGCCCAGCACGAGGTACTCGCGCACCACCGCGACGTGACGGGCCCGCGGCGGCGGGAAGCCGCTCGATGCGCCGAGATCGCGGAAGCGGGTGCCGCTGTCGACGTCGATGACCTGCGGCGGGGCGCCGAGGTGCACGGCCACCAGCAGCGAGCCGTAGAGGGCAAACGACCAGCTGTCGTCGGCCGGCATCGCATAAGGGCGCGACGGGTTCGAGACGTCCGTCCAGCCACCGACGCCGTTGTAGCGGTAGAGCCGCGAGCCCGTGCCGGCGAAGAACACTGGTGTGCCGAACAGCGGGCTCGTCACCGCGACGGCGCCGCGGCAGGTGTCCGGCAGCGCATCCGTGATCGGCTCTGGCCCGGACAGCGGCGCGTAGCCGTCTGCGCGCGGCACCACGTTGCGAGCCACCGAGCAGACCGAGGCATCGATCGACGCTACGTCCGGCGCGTAGGGCGCCAGCGGAACGCGAGGCAGCGCGTCGGCCACGATCAGCCAACCGCCTTCGATGCCACCGCCTCAGCCGCATCCTCGGCCGCGCGAGCCGGGCGCCGACCCGTCTTCTGCGAGTCGCCCTGCCCCATGAGGTCGGCGAGATGCTTCTGCATCGCGTCCGACCACTCGGCGTTTCGATCCACGTCCTTCTGGAAGCGGTAAGCCTCCGCCAGCACGCCGTAGAGGTAGATCTCCGGCGCCTGGTCGAGCAGCCAGTTCGTCGGGGCGGCGGACGTGAGGGCCGGGATCTGCCGGTAATACGACAGGGTGAGGTTGCCCGGTTTCATCGACCGGGTTTGAAGCTGGCCGTCGAGCACGGTGAAATATTGCGGCGAACCGTTCGGCCGGTAACGGTGGCGGAACTCGGGGCTGTCCGGCTCGACATAGCGCAGCGAGAGCACACGCTGCGGCGAGGCCGGATCGGCCCACTGCGCCGCGACCCACTCGATGTAATCGACGGGCAGGCTGTAACCGCCCACCTGCGCGATCAGACCGGCCGAGGCCATCATCTCGCGGGTGCGCAGCTTCCGGTTCAGCCACTTCTCGGTGACCTGGATGAAGTTCGGCAGAAACTCGGTCAGGTCGGGACGTGCAAGATAGTCCTCGAAGGTCGCCTGCAGCGTCGTGAAATTGGTGATCGCGGCCATGCGGATGGGCTCCGGTCAGAGGGAGTAGGCCTGGATCTGGCCGGACGACGCGATGACGTTGGAGCGGCCCTTCAGGCTGCGCTCCTCGTCGCGGATGAGGATTTCCTGCGCCTGCGCGAGAGCCGGCTTGGCGAGGCTGTTGAGCGCGAGGTGGCGCTTCGCCCAGGCCGCGATCAGCGAGCCGGCCTCGTCGGTCCAGGCGTTGCCCTCGTCGAGCACGGGCGCCGGCAGCAGGACGTGGGCCTTCAGGCGAACCGTCCATTCGCCCGACGGGACCGGCCAGAGCCGAATGGATCGGTCGAAGTAGGAGAAGGCGCACGGCCGCGAGGGGCCGGCCGGATCGTCGAGGCGCTCGATCTCGGTCTCGGGCATGCGCCGCAGCACCGCCGTCTGTTCGCTCTCGATCAGCATGGCGCTGTCGATCGCGAGCAGGTCCGGAATCTCGTCGCGATCGCCGCGCCCGTAGAGGTCGAAGCCGGGCGTGGTCTGGAACGTCAGCGAGCGCTCGTTGAAGAAGAACCGGACCGGCTGGTAGTGCCGGATCGCCCGCTCAACCGCCTTCGCGACCTGCGCGCCCAGGTCGGCCCGCTCGATGTCGTCCTCGATTTCCGCGATCAGCTCGGCGAGCGTCGGGCGGCCCTGATTGTCCGGCATCGGCGTCGCTCGGCTGTGGCGGAGGAGGCGACGGCGGGGCGCTGGGCTCCGCCGTCAGGGCAGCGGCTGCGAAGTGCAGCCACGCGAGGGCGGACATCAGCCGTCGTTGTTCGGAACGTAGAAGAACACGAGCGTCGCGGCGCCTGCGACCGGAGCGCCGGCGATCGTGCCGTAGAGCGTGGTGTCGGCCGCAAGCGGACCCTTCAGGGTGGCGGTGTCCGGACGCTTCACGCCGGCCGCGGTCACGGCGGTGTCGGCCGCTGCGAGAATGTCGTTGCCGCCCGGAGCCGAGCCGACGACGAGCGAGGCGCCCGCCGAGAAGGCGGTGGTGACGAGGGCGAGCGCGGCGGTGATGATGGCGCCCGCCGGGATCGAAGCCGGCATCACGAAGGTGCCGTTCGCGAAGGTGACGGAGGCGCGGACGTAGTGGACTTCCTGCTCGCGGTACTCGCGAGCGGGCGGGTTCACCGGGGGGATGTTGGTGGCCATGATGGGCCCTCTCGATGGGCAGAACGGAAGAAGGCGCGCGGAGCCGGAGCCCCGCGCGAGGTTCATTCAGGCGAGGAGGGCCGCTTAGGCGGCGTCGGCGGGCTTGGCGTAGGTCGGGATGACGAGGGTGCCGAAGTCGTCGCCGTTGTAGGTCGTCTTCTTCAGGCCCCAGATCGCCCAGGCCGAGACCTCGAGGTTCCGCTTGTGGTCGAGCAGTTCCTCGTTCCAGCGGTAACGGGTGTCACCGCCGGCCTTGCCGTAGGCGATGGTGGCCGCCTGCGCGCCGAGCAGCACCGCGCGGCGGGTGTTCGGAACAGCGGTGGTGCCGTCTGCCGAAACGCCCGCGGTGATGTCCTGCGCCTCGCGGAGGATGACGCCGTTGTACTCGCCGAGCGCGCCCGAGAAGATCGGGGACTTGCTCGACTCCATGCCGGCCATCGCCGCCTTCTGGATGTCGAGCCACTGGCCCGCCGCGGTGTTGGTGCGCAGCGAGGTGACCTGCTCCGAGGCGAGATAGAGGATGTAGAACTTCTTCCCGTTCACCACGACGGGGCGGATCATCACCTTCTTGCCCTGGCCGCCCGTCTTGGCGAGTTCGACCGCCTTGTCGATCAGGTCGAGGGTGAAGATGTCGCCGGCGACGAGAGCGGCGTCGTTGGCACGGCCGTTCGGACGCACGATGCGGCCCTGCGACGGGGCGGTCACCAGGTTGTTGGCGGTGAACTTCTTGCCGAACGGGTTGCCGTTGGCCGGGGTGAAGCCGCAGACGTGGTTGAAGAACGACACCGTCTTGCGGGTCTGGAACCAGTCGGCGAGGCCGGATCGGGCCTGCTCACGCAGGTTGAAGGGCACGCGCTGCTGGTCGATCGTGTTCTCGGACTTCACGCCGACGACGTGGCCCAGTTCGTCGATGGTGACCTTGTCGGAGTTGGTGCCGAGCTGCTCGCCGTTGCCCTCGGCGACGTCCGAGGACGAGAAGCCGGAGCCCTTGAGCTGCATGCGCAGGCCGAAGGTGACCTGGTCGCCGTTGCCCTTCTTCGTCTCCTCCTTCTCCTGGATGACGGAGGCGTCGGAGGTGCCGATCAGGGGATCGATGTCGATGGACTTGTTGGCCTCGACGGCGAGCTTCTTCGACCAGAGCTTCACAGCCATCGGGTCGTTCTGGGCGAACGCGGTGTAGGTCATAGGTCTGGCCTCTGCGGGCTGGGATTCCGTTGGGGAGGGTGCGTGCGGGCGTGTCGTCGCCGCGCGGACGGAAGCCGGGCCCCAGATGACCGTGGGGACGGTGTGACGGGAGCCGATACGGGGCTCAGCCGGAGGCACTGACGCGGCGTGGGCGGATCGGGTGACGTCCGATCAGACGAAGCGGCATACGTCGTCGCGCCAGGGCCGCAAGCGGCTGGCGTGATGATGGTGCCGAAGCTGGTGAGGTGTCGCCGACGGGGCTGTGCCCGCACGTCTCGCGACGGATAGTCCTTGGGGCTGTTTTGCCCGTCGGGTCAAGAGGATTCGCGCGCTACTGCGTCCCGCCGACCGGCCAGCGCCCCGACAGATCGCCCATGCGTACCCGCTCGGCGCGCCATAGGCTCTCGTCGACATCGCCCTCGGTGAAACCAAAGGTCCCACGAAGCTGCATCAACTGCTCGCGCAGGACGTTGTTGGCGAACTCCAGGCGCTGGAGCGCGACCGCACCCAACGGATTGCCCGACGCGATGAGGTCGGTGACGCGCTTCGTGACGTCGTCGAGCCGGCCCCAGAGCAGCACGCCGACGCGCCAGTCGCTCAAGGTTGGGTTGTCCGGAGGTAGTCCGGGGCCGGCGAAGGCGGCGATCCGCGTGTCAACGTCGGCGCGGGACGTACCGGCCGGGATCGTCGAGACCCGCGTCGGGTTGGCGTCGTCGCGCAGACTGACCGAGCCATCGAGATTGAAGGTCGCGGTCATTACGGCACCGACTGCACGAGGAACTGGATCAGGGCCGGACGGCCCGTGCCGATCAACTCGGCGAACGTCGCGGCAGACAGGTCGTCCGGCCACGTCCCGAAGGCCCCGACATTGGTCGAGAAACCGCACATCTGCTGCGTGGCGCTCACACCAAGTGCGTTCGTTTCGGAGCCGATCAGGCTCGAATGGTTGCCGCTGGTGAGGCCCTGGCTGAGGAAGGCGGCCGTACCGTTATCGACCTCCACCGCGAACCAGTAGTTTCCGGGCTCGATGACGGTCGCCGCCGCCAGCGCCACGTTGACCGTGGTCGCCGAGGCGGTCGAGCCCGAACCCGTGTTGCTGACCTTCGTGGATGGCTTACCGGTCGTCGGGTTGTGGTTGTAGAGCCCGAGTTGGAAGCTGCCGCCCGCCGAGACGGTGGAGAGCCTTGCCCCCAACTGCGAGACGGTGATCCGCTGCTTGATGACCCCGAAGCCGAGGTACATCAGGACTGGCGACAGCGTGCCGCCCGCGACCGGAGCGCCCTGCCCGAACGGCTGGTAGTAGCGCCCCGCGACATAGCCGGGATGGTCGGCCGTATCGATCTTCACCCAGCGGGCCGCGCCGGCGATCGCGCTTCGGCACCGCCACATCTCGCCCGTGCCCGGCACCAGCCAGGACGAGCCGACCGAGTAGCCCTGCGAGGCATCGTCGGTCGCGGACGGTGCCGAGGCCGCTGCGACGTTGTTCTTCAGCACGCCGAGCAGGTCGGAGACCATCGACAACGGAGCACGCTCGCTGCCCGGCTGTCCCGCGCGCTGGACCTCGAAGAGCGTCGTCAGCGCGAGCGAAGGCGCCGCCGAAAGGTCGGAGATCAGGAAGTCAGGCATCAGGCGACCTTGCGATACGCGCCGGCAGAGGAGACCCGGTAATTGCCGGGCGAGACGAGCCGTCGATTGGTCGGCGTCTCAGGCGGAGGTGCGCTCTCGGCGGACGGAACACGCACCATGTGGCCGGGCCCGCGCCCGCCGATGTGAACGGCCATGCTGTCTCGCTTTCAGGAAAACTGCTTCCAGCTCGCGGTTGCGAGATCCCAGAAGACGCGGCGGCGACCGCCAGCGAGGAGGCTCAAGAGCCCGCCACCGTTGAGGCCGATGAGGTTGAGCGAGAACAGCCCGAGGGAGCCGTCGAACGCGATCTCGAAGGACGCGCCGGGATAGGCGAGGCTCTGCGAGAGCGTGATGTTCGTGTTTCCCGGCAGGTTGCCGGTCAGGTACAGCACCGACGGCGACTTCAGCGGCGTCAGGGTCATCGATGCCGCGACCGCCTGCGACGTGGAGAAGACCGGCCGCACCGGCTGCCAAAAGGCCATCGGGCCCGCCATCGAGGCGAGCACGAGATCGCGCTTTACCCCGAACAGGTCGGTGACCCGCGCATAACGGTCGAGGTTGAGCGCTGGCGGCGGCAGCGTATCGACCGTGAACTCGCCCGGCAGCACCACCGAGGCCGTCTCGATCGCCGCAGCGACCTGTGAGGGCGACGTCCCGGTGCCATAACCGGACATCGCTGCCTCACAGGCCCTTGCCGCAGGTGGCGTAAAGGAGGCTGCTGCCCGAGGCCGTCACGGCATCGACGTGCGTGGCCCCGGTTGTGTCCAGCACCTCCACCGCACCCACCGGCAACGGCAGATCGGCGGTCGTGGCCGTGACCGTGCTGTCGCCGAAGCGCACGAACAGCATCGACGGGCCGGGATTATGGAGGCGGACGTGCTGCGCCTCGCCTCCGGCCCGCTTCAGGGCGATGCGGTTCGCGCCGCTGGCGGTCGTGGCAGCGAGCAGCGCCGTGGATCGGTCTACGGGTCGGAAGGGGACCATCAGTGCGCTCCCATCAGGGCTTCGAGCTTGCCCGGGTTCTTGGCCGCGAAGGCCTCGAAATCGGCCTCGGACATGGTCGCCAGCATCTCCAGCGTCATCTCGCCGGCCGGGCCGCCACCGGCACCCGAGAGCGACTTCGAGACCGCTTGGCCGGCCGCGACGCGGGCGTGACGCTCAGCCGGGGTTTCGGCGGGGGCAGACGTAGCGGCGGCCGGGGCGGGCGCCTTGGGCTGGAAGCCGCGGGACTTGGCCAGGGCGAAGGCCTGCTCCGCCGGGGAGAGACCGCGCTGCACGGCGGAGCGCACGAAGGCGAGCTCGTCCGCGTTAGCCTGCGCCACCGCCTGCTGATCGGTGAGGCCGTAGAGCTTCAGCTCGGCGACGCGGCCCTGCACCAGGTGCTGGTAAGCCTCGACGAAAGCCGGCTCGGCGGCGGCGTAGCGCTCAATGTCCTGCCGGTAGGCGCCGACGATGGTGCGCTCTTCCTCGGCGGCGCGAGTCTGCTCCGCCTGCTGCTTCTGCGCCTCGGTCATCTCCTTGTGACCGTTGCGGACATCGGCGAGCTGCTTCTCCAGGTGCTTCACGTACCCGAAGATGTCCTCATTCGGGTCCGGCACCGCCTCGGGCTCCGGCGCGGCCTGCGCGGCGGCCGGGGCCTTCTGCATCGCCTCGGACAGGAGGCGCAGGCGCTCGTCGCCGCGGGCGAACTTCTCGCGGAACTCGGCTAGCTCGCGCTCGACGGCCTTCCGGCGCTCGCGCTCCTGATGGAAGGCGCCATGACGAACGAACTTGCCCTTGTTCTCCTCGGCCGAGCCCTCCTCGACCTCGGGGTCGACCACATCGCCGGGCGCGGCCGCAGCGCCAGGAGCAGCGGCAGCAGCCTCGGGGGCGCCGGGAGCGGCCTCGGGAGCCGGAGCCATCTCACCGCCGCCAGCGGGCGCCGCAGGGGCTTCCTCGCCGCGCTCGTAGGCGTCGAACATGGCCTGCTCTTCGGGCGTGAAGGCGTCGCCGCCCAGGCTCTCGGTCTGGTCGCTCATGGTGTCCTCGTAACGTGATGGAGACGAAGGCCGGACTGTCGCGCCGGCCGGGCGAAAGGGGTCAGGCTGCGAACAGCGCGGCGGGCCCGGCGGGAGGCGCGGCCATGGCCGCCACCTGCGCGAAGCCCTCGATTTGGTCCTGCTGGGCGAGCCCGCGCTCGCGCTCGGCTTTGGCGTGCTTGAGACCGGCGCCGGCCATCATGTCCTCGATCTTGGCGAGGGCGCTCTGCACCGCGATCTGCTTCTGCTGCTCCGCCTGCGGATCGGTCGGCGCCGCGGCCAGCATCTCGCGCATCTTCGCCGTGAAGCTGTCCGGGAACGGCGAGTAGGGCAGGATTTCGAGGAGCACCTGCGGGGTGATCATGTCCCGGATGATCGGGAGCACCTGCACGAAGGTCGCCCAGACCCGTTCCTGCTGGTTCGGCGACGAGGGCGCCTCGTCGATGATGACGTCATACTTGCCGGCCGTGCGGTCGCGCAGGAGCGGGACGACCTTCGTGCCCTTGGCGCCCACGATCCGGATCAGGCGCCCATCCGAGAGGTAGTTCTGGATGTAGTGGAGCCGGACGCGGCCGATGTGCTTCCGGGCCCGGCGCAGCGAGTCGAACAGGCCGGCGAGGATCGTCATCGCGGCCTGCTTGCGCTGGTATTCCAGCACGCCCGCCTGCTGCTGCTGACGCTGGCCCAGAAGTTCGAGGTTCACGCCCGACGAGTCGCGGATGGAGCCGATCGCGAACTCGATGAGCTGCCAATGCCCCGCCGGCAGGACGGGGAGGGGCTTTTCCTTCATCTGGCCGCGGGTGAGAGCGCCGGGCGACACCCATGTGATCGCGCCGGGCTTGGCGTAGGAGCGCTCGAACTCGGCCTGATCCGGAACCGCGTCTGTCTCCATCAGCATGCCGCCCTTGGCCTGCCGGTTGAGCATGTCGAGCGTCTGGCTCAGCCATTTGTTGGCGAAGCGCTGCGGATCGCGCATCGGCCGCACGATGCCGAACCAGCTATTCCGGTTCTGGTCGCGGTCGCCCGTCATGCAGGCATAGGAGAATTGGTCTCCCGCTGGCGCCGGGCCCTCTTCCAGGATCTCGGAGCCGATGAAGGCGCGGCGGTAGCGGCGCTTGATGCGGTGCACGACCTGCACCGGCATGGCCAGCACGTTGGCACGGCGGGCGAGCACTTCGCCCTGCTTGGGCTCCATCTCGGTCTCTTCGCCCGTCGTCATGTCGATGGCGACAGCGACCTTGGCGCGCTCCCACCACTGGCATTCGACGATGGTGACGCGGGACGTGCCCTCTTCGGCGGTGCCCTCGCGATCGATGCGGCGCTCACCGGACTGGATCTCGCGGTGCGGCGCTTCACCGTCGCGGTCATCGGCCCAGGCGGCGTCGAGGATGCTCGCGTCCGCATCCGGAAACAGGCCCTCGGCCTCGGCGCGGTCCATGCTCTTAGCCCGGAAGAGCCGACGGGCATCCGAGAGGTTGCGCTTCGTCGCCGAGGCGTCCCAGAACATTTCGAGCGGGTTGACGCGGTCTTCGACGTAAGCGCCGTCGGGATCGATCTCGTAGTCGAGACGCATCTCGACCCAGCCCATGCCGCAGATCGCGTTATCGCAGAACGCGTCCGATTCCTCGTCCTCGGCCTCCGCCTCGTTGGCGAGATAGCGCGAGCCCTCGGTCAGCACCTCGTTCAGCGCGCCGTCGCCGACCTCGCGGGGCAGATACTGGATATCCTGGCGCGATGAGACCTCGGAGCCAGCCACGGCCTTGATGACCGGCAGCACGCGGTTGAACGTGATGGGCGGGCGGCCCTGCTCGCGCAGCACAGCCTCGTCCTCGGGGCTCCATTGCTTGCCGGCCGTGAAGTCGAAGTCCTCGCGGGCCTCACGGCGCCACGGCGAGGAGGCGTCCCGGTCGGCGCGGAACCACGCCTTGAGCTTGCGCAGGAGCGCAGCACGGTCGAGCCCGGCCTTCTCCTCGTCGCCCATGGGCTCGCGATCGGCGTCCGTGTCCGTCATGCCGCCCAACCCGATCCTGAAGAACTGCTGCTGCGCTCGCGACGGCGGCGCGCGTAAACGTCGTTCGGCCCGTTCACCGGCTCCGAAGGCGAGCGCGGCTCAGCGATGCCGACGGCGAAGTAGCGGAAGGCGTCGGCCCCGTGGCTGGCCCAATCGTGCAGCGGGCTCTTCGAGAACTGCTGCGTCGCCGGATCGACCTCGTACCGGTAGTTTCGGAGCGACTGCAGGCCGTCGGCGCAGAGATCCTCGTCGAAGAAGCACCGCCCGAACACCTGGCGCGCGGCGTCGATGCCGCCGGCAACCGAGAGCTTCGGGACGATGCGGACCCGATACCCGGCATCGCGGGTCTGCTGCTCGATGGTGCGCTTCGAAGCGAGAAGCTCGTTCTGCGCATCGTGCGGCAGCCAGATCTCGCCGTAGGTGTAGCCGCGCTCTTCCTTCAGCGCCTTGAGCTTGTCGAGGTAGTGCTCCCAGAAGAACCCGCGGTTCTCGTAGAAGGCGAGGATCCGGAACTCGAGGCCGACGACCTGGACGAACCACATCGATGTTTTATCGGCACGGCCCAGGTCGGAGAAGACGTGAACCGGCAGATCCGGCACGAACGGCACGCTGGTGAAGCGCCCGGCCCGCGTCGCGGCGAGGATCTCGTTGCAGAAGATCGCGCCGTCGAGGACCTGCTTGCAGTTGCCGCCCCAGACCGTTTCGTAGGCGATCGGATCGCGCGCCTTCAGGTCGAGCGCTTCCTGCTTCAGGACGTCCGGAAACCAGGGATTGTCCTGCCAGCCGATTTTCACGACCTTTGCGCCGGTCGGCGGGTTCTTCACGAACCGCTTATAGGTCTCGTCCTCTTCCAGCTCCGGGTTGAAGCTGATCCAGATCTCGGACCCTTCCTTACGGATGGTGGGGATCAGCACATCCCAGGAGGATTTCGAGACGGTACGGGCCTCCTCGACCCAGCACACGTCGATGCCCTCGGTCGACTTCACCGACGCGACGTTGTGCCGGAGCCCCTTGAAGATGAACTCGGTCCCGTTGGCGCCGAGGATGCGCTTCTCCTGGATCTCGTAAAAACCGGAGAGGCCGAGAAGGTCGATCTGCTGGCTGAGCAGGGCGTGCGCCGACTCGGCGATTGAATTCTGGAACTCGCGGGCGCAGAGCACGCGGATCGGACGCTGGGCGCCAATGATCAGCAGCGCCCGGGCGAAACCCCACGACTTCGCACCGCCGCGACCGCCATAGGCGATCTTGTAGCGGGCCGGCTCGAACAGGACCTCAAGCTTCTCCGGGAACTCAACCTGCATCGGGGAGAGCCGTCGGCTTGAGGAACGTGACGGTCAGGCTCGTCGGGATCGCGCTGCCGCCTGGACCGCTGTGCTCGACCTTGTCCTTCCACATGCCGAGATGACGGCCGAGAAGCTCGACCGCCTTGTCCTGCGATCGGAGCTTCATCTCCATGCCGTCCTTGGTGACCTTGACGCCGCTGTAGAGGCGGCGGGCCCGAGCGCTGGCGCGGCCGGTGTCCTTGAACAGCGGGCGGCCGACGCCATCGCCGAAGCATTCCGGGCATTCCGGGTTCGGCTCGCGAGCTGCGTGGTAGCCTTCGCCGCCCTCCGGATCGAAGAGCGTCGTCGGCTCCCCCTTGCGGATCGCCTCCTCGTTCTTCTTGGCGTGCGCTGCCTCGGCCCGCACAAGCTCGCCCCGGGTGCGCTGGTAGCGGAAGCCCTCGCCCCAGCAGTACCGGCAGCAGCCGACACGGTGCTCGACCAGGTCGTTCACGTCGCCGAGCGCGACGTCGACCAGCTCGCGCAGGACCTCGTCCGCGGTGATCTGGACCCTCTTCGAGCGCTCAGCCATCGCAGCTGTGATCGCATCGGCGATGTCAGGTTTTGTCAGGTTCTCGCAGCCGATCGCGCGAGCGGTCTCCTCGCTGTAGCCAGCACGGATCGCGGCCTGCGTCGCGTTCAGATCGACGAGGTATTCCTCGACGAAGCGGGCCTGCTTATCCGTCAGCGACACAGGTCAGCCCTTCCGCCGCTCGCAGAGGATCTTGTGCCGCTCGCCCGGGGCGAGGCCGAGATGCGTGGCCAGGACCTCGCCGACCTTGAGGCAGTCGAATTGCCCCGCCGGCTGCACCAGCATGTCGGTCGCGTTCTCACGCGAGCAGGCGGGCGCCTCGATGCCGGCCGGGCAGGCGAGGGCGACCGCGAGGAAGCCGTCGGCGGCGATCGACGGGCGCGGGACCGCGAGCAGCACGGCCAGCGGCACCACACCGAAGAGGATCCAGGCGCGGTCGAACCGCGGCGGGCGGGGATCGGCGGTGCGGGTCATCAGTGCAGCGGCCGGTAGGTCGGGCGCTTCCGGTCCTCGATCCGAGGCTCCGGCGGCAGCACGAACAGGAAGGGTGGGAGCTTCGGCGGGCTCGACGGCGGCGGGGGCGCCCAGGCGCCGGCCACGGCGAGCAGCGTCGCGACGAGGCGGGGCATCAGCGTCCGGACCCATTGCTGAGCACGCGGCCGACCCGGATCACGCGCGGCGCATCGGCGGAGGGTTCGGCGGCCGGCGCGAGCAGGCGGCGCAGCAGGGCGATGTACTTCACAGCCGGATCCTCGTGAGAACGTCGCGGGCGACCTCCGCCAGGACGGCGCTGGCCTCGTCGCGGGGCGTGGTGTCGAGCAGGGCGACCGGCTCCGGCGGCGGGCGGAGGATGCCCTTGCGTCGGAGGTGTGCGCCGTAGGCCGTGGCCGCGGGTTCGATGCGGCCGAGGCTGATCGCCTCGTCACGGGAGACGGGGCGGGGTTTCATCCGACGATGGCCTCGTGCGAGCCGGGTTGGAGGACGTGCGTCTCGGCCCCGCTCCACCGGAACAGGTACTCGACGGCGCCGCGGTATTTCGGGTTGTCGAGCAGGTACGAGACCGAGGAGACCCGCCATTCGCCGCCGGAGGGCGAGGGGATGCGGTCTGCGTTCAGCCCGTCCGTGATGGTTTGGAGCGTCCGACGCTGCCGGCGCTCGCGGTAGATGCGCCGGACGATCTTCGCCTGGTCCTCGACCACGCGGAGCCCGCCCTGCAGGTCCTTCTCGTAGCCGTAGGGCGCCTTGCCCCCAGCGAACCCGCCCTTACCGGCCTTGGCCACCCGACCGCCTGCCGTTCGGTCCCGGATCACGAAGCGCTCGTTCTCCGCCATGCCGGCGAAGATCGCGAAGAAGGTCCGGCCCATCGGGTTAGATGTGTCGATCACCGATTCCGTGACCGACCGGAAGGCGACCTCGTGTTGCTCGGCGAGATCGGAGACCGTCGTCATCGCGTGGCGGATATCGCGCGACAGGCGGTCGATCTTGGCGACGAGGAGCACGTCGAGCGCGCCGGCCTCCGCGAGGGCGACCACACGACTGAACGAGGGGCGTTCAGTCGGCTTCGTCGCGCCGGAGACGCCGGCGTCGGTCAGGACCTCGACCAGGTCGTAACCCTGGCTTTCGGCGAAGGCGCGGACCGCCTTTTCCTGAGTGTCGAGGCCGTGGCCGGTGGTGGCCTGCTCTTCCGTCGAGACCCGGAGGTATCCGACAGCCCGCGGCGCCCGCGCCGCCTTGGTCTCCTGTAGGACTTTCGTCCGGGCTCGCAGGCGGCCCAAGCGCTTTGAGCCTGTGACCACTTGCAAGCCTATGATTTTGCTGAGTTTTTCGCCGTACTCTGAGGCGATTTCAGAGTGATTTTCAAGTAGTCAGGAGAACTTGGAAATCGCTCGAAATCAGCCCGTCTTCCGAGCCCGCGGCATCCGCAACTCGACGCTGAACGACCGCCCGCCGAAGGTGCGCCGACCGGTGCCGAGCGACAGCTTCTCCGGTACGCCGATCTGGGCGCGGAGCTTGCGCACCAGCGCGCGGACCCGCTTGCAGTGCGCGTCCTTGGCTTCAAGATAATCGGCTTGGTCGATGAAGCGCCGACGGCAGAAGGCCTCGGCCTCCTGCTCGATCGCCGTTGCTGTGGCGTGCGCGCTCATCGGGGGCCGATCATGCCAGAAACGCCCTCGTCCGTCCCGCGCAGGCAACGCCGTGGCTGTGGGTCGGTTCGAAGGACTGGGAAACTGGCCCGGTGGCGGCAAACAGATTAGCAGCCAACCGGGAGGAGCGATCCTGCTGCCTCGCACATCCCCGATCGCTCGAGCAGGATGCGCTTACCCGAAGCCTCACCGGCACAGCTTCGGAATGGTCTCTGAGAGGTCGGCCGCCGCTTTCGTCCTGCGCATGCCGGCAAGGCAGGAGCAGCGACCTCAGGGGGGGGGTGCCGGAAACGGAAACGCCCGCGGCCTATGGGGCAGCGGGCGCGGTCTCTCCGACGTTGACGATTTGGCCTGTTTCGCCTCAGGGGTCAAGCCGGTGCCCGCGTCGCCCGGATGTGCTGCCCCTCAGCGCCCGACGCGGTGTGGAGATGGTCGGCGACCTCGTTCAGCAGCCACCGGAACCGCTCGCCGATCCGGGCCGCACCGCGCTCACCGCCGCCGACGGTGCAGGCGGCATAGGTGCCGAAGGTGTGGCCCTCGACGAGAATGGCGCGGAGGAGGCGAAGGCCGACCTTGCCGACGACACCACAGATCTTGGCATCGAGTGCGGCGATCGCGCGGAGTCGGAACGCCTCGCGGAGCATCCCCATCTCGCGAGCCGGAAGCGGGCCGTCCTCGCTGGACGACACCACGATGCCGAGCCGGGCGATGGATTCCATGTCACCAGGGCGTCGGTCTCCCTCCCTGCGCCCGGTCCAGGCGTCCTGCAGTAGCCGTCCGATCGCGAACTCGACATCGGAGATCCGCTGCGGCCGCGCCGAATGCTCCATGGTGAGCACGTCGAGCTGCCGGTTGACCTGCACCTCGATGAACTTGCCGAGCGTGGTCGGGTCGGTGACGAGGCGGCGGCCGATCTTGATCGCGGCATCGCGCTCGGTGTGCGGGTTCTTGTGCAGCAGGCGGGCCCGGCGCCGTTCGGTGACGGTCGGGGGCTTGCGGCGGGAGCGATCCTCCGCGGCCCGGCGCTGGATGCGATCGATCACCGCCACGCAGGCGGAACGGTCGGCAGCATCGGCCGCTTCGGCGGCTTGCGCGAGCTTCGCGCCGTGGGCGGCACGTTCGGCCTTTGCCGCAGCGCGCTCCTCGGCCTTGGCCTTGATCAACGCTCGGCGATCGGTCGAGGCCGGCCGGCTCTTGGTGTCGGTGGGGAGAGCGGTAGACGAAGCGGCGACGGTCACGAGCCAGACCTCGGAAAGGGCGCAACCGTTCTGGGCGCCGGCCCGATCATGGGTCCGATCTGCTTGGTTTCACTGTCAATGATAATTTTCCTTACGGTCAGCGTCATTTAGGCTCTCGACGATGTGGTCGATCGCCCATGCGATCCAGCGAAGAACAGTGTTCCGCTTCCACCCGCGTTCTCGGCAGAATTCCCGAAAAGAGCGCCCCTCCGCCTCAAGCATAATGGCTGTGAGCAGATAGGTGCGGGCCCGATCCGTCATCGGGTGCCCAGGCGGTAGGAACATCGAGGCCCAATCCAGGGCGCTGCGCGCGCTCGATGTCCGGCCCATGAAGGCGGGCCGGCGCCCCTCACGCCAGCCGCCGACCATCGACAGCCGAACGCGGCGGGCCGTCCAGACCGGCTTTGGTGAATCGGGGACTTCGACACGCGACGCCATTATGGTGCAGGCAGGCTCCTCACCCCGGCGCCCGCGTCACGCACGCCCACAGCACGACCCGGCCACGGCGGCGCGACTGCTCCGCCCGGCCGGCAGCCTCGCAGTCCTGCATCGTCGGGAACGACTCGGCCGCGATCGAATGGTCGGCGCTGGGCGTGGCGCCGGACAGGAACAGGATCAGGACGACGGACACGGGCGGGCTCAGTCCAAAGGAACGACGCGGTCGCCCGGCGCGCGGCCGATGCGGTGATCGAACGAGCCGGCGCGGGTCTCGCCCGTCTCGCTGGCGACCAGCCCCGTCCCGCTGCATTCCCAGCAGGTGTCCATGTTGGTCTCGGCGTGCCGGTCCTCGTGGGTGTCCGTGCCGGTGCCCGAGCAGCGCGGGCAGGGGAGGCGGAAGTTCGGCATGCTCAGTCGCTCCCGTCTGCCTGTTCGTCCGCCATGCGCCGGATCTCGATGTGACTGAGGCCGGAGGCCTTCACCACCTGCCCTTCGGACAGCACTCCCTCCCGGTGAAGCCGGATCACGAGAGGCAGCAACCCGGCACAGCACGGGCATGGAGCGGGCGGCCGAGCGTAAGATCCTGCGTGGCCTCGATCGCCGTAGCGCTTACGGCGGGTCTCCCACGATTTCCTGCGCACCTCGGATTGGTCAGCTTGCGCGGCCATGCTCTTTCCTCACTTCCCGAACAGCCAGATCGGCACGCAATCCGGCGGGGTTTTCCTCTGCGCCCCACCTTGCCCCACCTGCATTTCGAGGTGGGGCGCGTGTAAGCGTCTGATTTCGTTGACGTTGCCCCACCTGCCCCACCTGCCCCACCTTTTTTGAGGGTTAGAGTAATTTCACAGCACAAGCGGGGCGCAGGCAGCCGGTACAATTCCGATTTTCCTACGCGCGCGTAGAGGTGGGGCAGGTGGGGCAGGTAGGGCAGAGCCTTTGTTTTCAGTGGGTTATGGGCGCCCCACCTTCAGACCGAGGTGGGGCAGGTGGGGCGCGTCGTCATTCGGTCAGGTGCTCGAACTCCGGCTCGTCGGACTGATCTTCCCAAGTAATGGCTTGCCCGATTGCCTTCTCGAACGAGGTTCGGCAGTCTTTCAGCGACGGCAGCACGTAGCACCAGACACGACGCTCGCCGTCCGGGGTTGTCCAATTCCGCTTTTGTCGCTGGAGCAACGGCACAAGCTTGCGCAATCGACCGCCGAGAATTGTCTCTGCACTCTTGTGCCGAACGCCTCGTCGGTCGGATGCTTCGTGGTAGTCATCACGGACGAGGTCGGTCCAGATGTAGCTTGGCCAGTCCGTCGACTTCCGCGTCGGGGCACCCGCCATCAGCCGGTCGAGCCACCAACTGTCGATCGGGTCGAGCGAGTGGATCTTCTGGCTCAGCAGGGCGGCGGTGCGCGGCACGTGGCGCAGGTCCACGCTGTCGAGATCGAAGGCTAGGAGATCCGCCAGAAGCGCCTCACGGCCGCCGTTGGCCAGTTCCTCGTCCATCTCGGCGAAGTAGGCCGAGTTCTGGGCGCACCGCCCGTCCACGTCGAGCACGCAGAAGCGCCGCTCGTCCTTTCCGGCCGGCACCACCCAATCCTCGTTCGAGGTCATGACGACCCGCACGAAGTTGCGCAGCCGGATCGGGTCGATGCCCTTCGATTCGACCATCTGCTCGGCGGAGGTGATGAGGCCCTTGAGCCGTCCCTCCGCCTGTTTGTCGCCAGCCCAGACCGCCTCGTCGGCCTGGAGGAGTAGGCACGAGGCCATGTGGGCGTTGAAGTTGCCGGTGAGGTAGCGGGCGCTGTCGACGAGGAAGTAGTGGCTCGGGATCAGCGACCCGAACACCTCTCCGATCTTCGTCTTGCCCGAGCCCTGACCACCGCGCAGCACCAGGGCGACGCCGAGGCGTTCGCGCGGGCGCTGGAGCATCTGGGCGAAGAAGCCGAACACCCACGCATAGAGCTGCTCGTCCCCGCCGCAGATGTTGGTCAGGAGGTGATCGCGGAACACGGCGTACTTGCCGCCCTTCCGCGGCTCGCACCCCCAGCCGCGCCAGAGGTTGAAGTAGCCGGGCGTGCCGCCTGCGGCTGCCGGGTCCGGGTTCGCATCGGGGTGAAACTCCACGCCGTCGAACTGGCGTCGATCGCTGCTCCCGAGCCAGCGCTTGGCCCAGGCCACCGACTTCACACCCTTGGCCGCCGGATCGTAGATCTCGGTCCAGCGGTTGAGCGACCACTGCCGGAAGGCATCGAGGGTCAGCAAGCGAATCCGCTGCTCGATCGGCGCCTCGGGGTTCTCCCGGATCACGACCGCCTTCGATCCGACGAGCAGGAACGCGAACTCGGCGTTCATGGCCGCGTGATCGTAGCCGCCGGCGTCGATCTCGACGTCGGAAGGCTTCTCCGCTCTTTTGGCTCGCTCGCGCTTGGCCTTCTGAAGGTCGAGCACCGACGTCATGCTGCAGCCCTCGTCACGGAGGTGGACGGCACCACGATTCGCGGCATTCTCACCTTGCTGAGCATCGCCTCCAGCGCCTCGCCCAACGCGACGCTGTCCACCTGAAGCGGGCAGCGCGCCTCGCGCAGCACCGTCCGCGCGAGCGCCTCGTCGACCACCACGACACCCTGCCGCCACGCGGCCAGCCATGCCCGCGGATCGGCCAGGAGCCGCACGGGCTCGTCCTTCGTCGAGGATTCGATTAGGTCGGCACCGAGCAGACCGGCCCTGCCGTCATGGGTCGCGATGCGGCCGGAGCGTGGATGCCACGCGACCTCATCGACGATGGTCCCGGCCTCGATCGCCGGCAGCACGTAGGCCGGGACCGCCTCGTCTGCCTCGCCGCGCAGGTCCGCCTCGAACGAAAAGCGACCGCGCCGCGAGAAGCACACGCGCTCGCGCCGAACATGGAAGCCGAGATGCATCGGCGTCGAGAACGGCCGTTGGATCTCGTGCGGGTCGGCGCAGTAGCCAGCGAGAGCAAACACGCTGGCGCCGCCCTCCCGGAAAAACGCGATGTCACGATCACGCAGAGCGCTCGCCGGCAGCGGACGGTCCGCGAAGGGATTGCGGGCGGCAATCATGACAGCACCACCGTCACGCGCTGCGCGGCGCGGGTCAGGCCGGTGTAAAGGTGGCGCGCCCGGTCCTGCCGGAAGGTGGCGGATTCGTCGATCAGCAGGACGTCGTCCCACTGCGAACCCTGCGCCTTGTGGACGGTCAGCGCGTAGCCGTACGTAAACTCGTCCGCACCCTTGCGCACGGGATACGGCACGTCCTCCTCGCGTCCGGTGAAGAACGCTTCCGGCACGGCCACGTCAGCCTTGCGGCCCTTGATGTCGAGCGATTCGAGGCCGAGCCCGACTTTGCCCTCGCACCACTCCCTGACCTCGGACACGCGCCAGAGCCCGCCGTTCAGCAAGCCCTTGTCCTTGTTGTTCTTCAGGCAGACGAGGCGGTCGTTGACCTGCGGGCCGGCCGGATCATGGCCGAGGAGCTTGCGCACCTTGGTGTTGACGGTGCGCCGCGTGGCGTTCCGCCCGACGAGGACCTGGTCCGCACCCATGACGACGCGCTGGCCGAGGGCGCTCACGTTGATCACCCGGCTGTCGCCGTAGGACCCGCGCTGGAGGCGGCGCCCCTCGCGGACCTCCATCGACATGCGGATGATCGGATTGTCCGCCGCCTGCCGGTGGATCTCGGTGAGCATGAAGTCGGGCTCGACCCGGGTGAAGAAGCCCTCGCCGCGCACCGGCGGGAGCTGCGCCGGATCGCCGAGTACGAGCACCTTGGTGCCGAAGGAGAGCAGGTCCTCGCCCAAACGGTCGCCGACCATGGAGCACTCGTCGATGACGACGAGATCCGCCGAGGAGACCTCGGAGAGCGGGTTGAGCCCGTAGCGCATGCTGACGCGCAGGACCTCACCCGTTTTCGGGCAGAGATCCTCCTCCTCGAACGCCTTGTAGATCAGCGAATGGATGGTTTGGGCGCCGACACAGCCCTTGCCGGCGAGCACCAGTGCGGCCTTGCCGGTGAACGCGGCGAAGAGCGCGCGGTGGCAGACGCTGGAAGCGGCCTCCTTGGCGATCGTCGTCTTGCCAGTTCCGGCGAAGCCGGCGAGGTAGAACACCTGGTCGTCGGAATCGCGGTACCACGCACCGATCCGGCGCAGCGCCTCGTCCTGTTGCGGGGACCAGCTCATCGGCGCGACCCTCCGAACGAAGATCGGGTCTGGCGCGGGGCCTCCTCGATCAGATGGACGCGGTTGAGGTTGGCCAGATGAAACTCGGCGATCCGCACGAGCGCGCGGAGATCCTCGACGTCCTGACGCAACATCGAGGCATCGCTGCCGGGCAGCGCGGCGACACGGTCGGCCCGCGCCTCAAGGCGCGCTGCATGCTCGGCGACGCGGATGAGCCGGTCGTTGAGGCCTGCGTAGCGCCCGGCCATCTCCATCTCTGCCCGGTGCTGGGCGGCAGCCCATTCTGCGGAGGGTTGACCCATGGCGGCTACTCCGCAGCTATGAGCGGCGCGGCCGCATCGAACTTGCCGGCCTCGTTGCCCCAGGCGTCCCAACCGGGCCGAGATGTGCGGGAGAACAGGTCCGCCCGGCGGGCCGGCCCGAACAGGTCCTCCGCCATGGTGTAGGCCTCTTCCGGCTTACGGGAGTGCTCGCGCCTCGGCGCCTCGATGACGTTGCGAATCGATCGGGAGCATGTGCGAGGCGAGCCGTGCTTCCCGAGCAGGAAGATCTCGGAGCAGGAGCGCAGGACGTAGCCGGTACCCATGGCGAGCTTGCCGGAGGTGCCGCGTTTCACCCAGGTGCCGCCGGTGACGTAGGGGAAGCCCCACGCGGCCATCACCTGCACCGCCTGTGGCAGCATCGGGTACGTGGCCCAGAGCCAGAGCCAGGCGTCGCCACGCGCGAGGTGGCCGACCGGGAGCGCCGCGATCGCGGCGAGAGGCATGCAGTCGTACTGCGCCTTCGCGTTCTTCGCGTTGCCGCCGATCGACCAGTTGTCGAACGACCACGGCGGGTCGGCCATGATGACGTCGTAGGAGAGCGGGCGCAGATCGCCGAAGGGCCACGTCATGCTGCGCGCCTCTCCGGCTCGACGGCGCCGAACAGGTCACCGTCCCGCCGCATCGGCGCGCCGGACTGGATCGCGGCGAGCGCCAGCGCTTCCGGCACCGGCGCCGGGGACGGACGCCGCCGGTCGCGTGAAGAGGGGGCCGCCTCGAGGCGGTAGACGCCCTCGCTCAGCACGAGCGAGCAGCCGGCCGCCAGCCAGAACGCGAGGCGGTCTCGGTCGGCCCCCATCAGCTTGCAGGCGAACTTGAACATCAGCGGAGGACCTCCGCGGCGTAGCGGGCGAGTAGGGCGGCGTCGGCGCGCCCGTGGTCCTTCTTGCGGGCGAAGTGCTCCGAGCAGGCCGGGAAAAGGCGGATCGCGAGCGCGCGCCCGGCTTCCTTCGGGTCCGCCTTGCCGATCAAGCCGTGATGACGCTTCCAGGTCTGGGGCGTCACCATCGTGAACGGCAAGTGCGTGAGGGCGAGCGCCGTGCGCGCCATCCCGAACGCCATCCCGAACTTGAACGCCTGGACCGATCCGTCCTTAGGCATGGGGCCGACGAGCTCGATGACGCCGCGCGTCGCACCCATACGCCGAAACATGCGCTCAAGGCCGTGCACATCGACCTCGCCGTTGACGACCGGCATGTCCTCGACCGCGATCCGGTCCGGCGTGCTGGGGAAATAGAAGGCGACGGCGCCGGTCAGTCCGGGATCAATGGCGACGATGCAGGCCGATTTCGTCTCGGGAAGATCAATCACCGCCTCGGAGGGCTGCGCGTCATCTTGAAAAAGCGGTGCGGTTGTGGCTTCCATTGTGTCCTCCAAAGACTTCATCGTGACCACCGCCCGGCACCCGCTCCCCAGCAGGCCGGGCGGTTCGCGTTTCAGGGGTGGGGACGGCCCGGCGGCAGACCGTTGCCGTTGCGCGGGCGCGTGGGATCGCCGCCGAGGGGCGACCGGCGCGGCACGCGGGGCTCGTCGACGAAGGGGGCAGGCGCGGTGATCTGCGGCTCGACCGGCGAAAGGAACGAGATCCAGTAGAGCGGCGGCTCCGATCCCTTGCAGGGGCCGACGATCCCCGCGTCGGTCAGGGACGGATCGTGGATGATCCGACCGCCCTGGCAGATCACGCAGTGATCGCAGCCGGTCCGCGAGTGACCCGACAGCATGAACCGCAGGCCGGGGTTGAAGTGGTCGATGGTCGAGAGGACCGGGTCGAGATCGCCGGCCATCGGGATCTCGACTAGCGCGAGCCCGCGAGCGCCCAGCCAAGCACGCGAAGCCATTCCGGCAGCCTCGCTCCCGACGCCCTTGTCCATGAAGTGGGGCACGTCGCTGAGCGGGAGACCGAGCAGCGACGCTAAGCAGGCGCGGAAGCAATCACCCCACGACCCGTTCGCCGGATCGTGGTGGAACTGCTGCTTGACCGGGCGGAAGCGGACCATCGTCAGGCGACCCGGCCGAGATCGTCGTGGGCGCGGTGGCCCTGCACGTCCCCCGGCAGGCTGGCGCGGCCAGGCTGGAAGACCGACCGGTTCAGCGCCATGAAGCCCTGCTCGATGGCGGTGCGGCCGATGGAGAACCAGCGCGGATCGACGGTGCCCGCCGGCATTGCAGCGAGCTTGTCGAGCTGACGGAGCACCTGCTCCTCCAGCACCTTGTTCTCGTTGACGAGGGCGACCTTCTCGTCGCTCTGCGGCTTGTAGCCGGCGACCGGGAGGCCCTGATGCTGCTGGTTCGACATGGTGGCTCCTCTGGGGAAGCCGGGCGGCATCAGCGCCGCCCGGAAAGGGTGGCGTCAGCCGATGCGGCGCTCGATGCGGGAGAGCGCGTTGCGAATGCGGACGATGGGGTCGCGAACGGCCTCGGCACGTTCGTTGAGGGCATCCGTCAGGCTGTCGACATCCCGACGCCCCTTGGTCGCTCCATCAATCGCGGGAACGACACCAGCGAGATGGCTCGCGAGACGCTCGGCGTACTCGGCCGTGCCGTTCGCCAGCTCTCCGATATCGGTCAGGGTCGCCAGCGCACCGCCGAGCGTCGGTGCCGGGGCTGCCGGAGCCGCGCCTTGCGAGCCCTCAATGAAGCCTCCCTTCGGCGCCGTCGCGTACTGTTCCATCGTCCTCTCCTCTCGCTCAGCGGCTACGGCCGCGGCTCCATCGCCCCGAACAGGGGCAGCTCGGTTAGGTCGGGGGCAGCCGGCCGCCGCGAGCGGCGAGCAGCCGATCCCAGAAGCGGCGGCGCCACGTCCGAACCCGGTTCCACAGCGGCGCACTCCGACGCGCGAAGAAGAGCCTGACCCGCGCGAACAGCAGCGTGATCAGACCCGGCGGCAGCGGCGGTGAGCGTGACTTCATCGGCGAGCTTCCTGAGTTGACGCTCGCGCTCGGCGGCGTGGATGGCTTCGAGCCGGGAGAGGACGTGAGACGCGATTTCCTTCGGGGGCCGGTATTTCAGCGCCCAAAGCTTGGAGAAGGGGACGCGGGCCCGAGTAGCGACCCGGCGCATTGCGTTGCCGGCATCGCCCCAACCTGTCGCTTCCCAGCGGATCAAGTCGTCGGCCCAGGTCTGGGCCCGTGAAACGTCAGCGCTAGACATTTGCGCCACCCGCAAAAGCTTTTTGCACACCCTCAAAACTCTCTGTGGTTTCTTCGGACCACTGAGAGAGGACGTGCAGATGAGGGAGGGAGCGGAACGCACGAGGCACAGGAGCGCGACGGCCGACAGCTTGGCGGCGGAGGCAGGCGCGCGAGTAGGATTGACCCGAGAAAAGGGCCGCCCCCGCGGGAACGGGAGCGGCCAAGTCCAGGGAGGAAACGCCCAAGAAGGGCATGCCCGCCGCGGGGCGGCAGACTTCGGAGGCGCCGCGGGAACGGCGCGCAAGGGGACGCCCGGTGTCGTCGGACACTGTGACCTTCGGGGGAAAGGTCGGCCGGGCGATCACGCGGGTCATTCCGCGCGATGGGGAAAGGGAGAGGGCGGCGCTCATGCGACCACCATCGAGGCGAGCCAGCACAGCGCCGCTGCCGCCGCATCGACCGCGCCGACAGCGAGCGAGAACGAGCAGCCGACGGCCGAGGCGCGGGCGAACCCGGCCAGGGCGACGACAGTGAAGGCGGTTGCGAGCACGGCCATGTCAGGCGCTCCCCGCGATCGGGAGCAGCCACAGAGCCAGCACGCCGCGTCGGCTCACCATCAGACCATCTTCGATGACCGCGCAGCCGCAGGCACCGAAGAGGACAACGAGCGTGGAGCCGTCGTCTCTGAACCGAACGCGGACGCGGATGCGCGCCGGGCGCCCGGTAAGATCGGGGCGCGGACCAACACCGGAGCACGGCGCGGGCCGAGACTGCTGGGCGTCGAGGGCGCGCATCAGGCGGCGACTTCGGGCACAGTCGGATCAGGGCGCGGCGCGGCGGCGACCGGATTGTCCAGAAAGTCGTTGGGGCTAACCTGCCCCTCGGTTTCGGCGCAGATGCGCTCGAGCACGTCCCACTCTGGCCGGCGGTCGCCGGACATGTACCGCCAGAGGGTCTGGCGCGTGACACCGAGCCGCTCCGCGAAGGCGGAAGGCTTGATCTCGGCTTTGTGCAGATAGTCGGCGAGCCTCATGTCGAGACCATGTATCCCTTTCGGATACGCGTCAAGATCCCGTATCCGATCTGGATGCTCGCACCGTAGCCTCAGCGGTGACAGGTTCGGGCCATGAAGGGAAAATTCCCGAACGGCCTCAGCGAAGCCATGGACGCGGCCAAACTCGGCCCGACTGCGCTTGAGCGCCTTACCGGCATCGCGAAGCAGGACATCTACAAACGCGCTCATCAAATGGCGCGACTCACGCCAGAGATGGCGAATCTGCTTGCGCCTCACCTGAATACCACGGCGGCGCAGCTCCTCGGTCTTCGTACGACCGAGGTGTTCACCGTGCCGCTCGGAGGAAAGATTGGCGCCGGAGGCGCTATCGACACTTCAACTGAGCAGAGTGAGCCCGGCGTGGAGTACGAAGTTGAGATGATGGTCCGCGTCGAAGATGCGGCGGCAGCCTATCAAGTTATAGGTGAATCAATGATGCCGATATTCGAGCCTGACACTGTCATCATCTGTCGTGCTCATACTCAGGAAATAGAAAAGCACTTCGGGAAGAGGGTCGCACTTGGAACTGTAGAGCATGGGCGTCAGCTGAAAATCGTCCATCCCGGCTCGAAGCCAGATGTTTTCGATTTGGAAAGCCTCAACAGAACGGTTCCGACAATGCGCGACGTGAAGGTCGAGTGGGTCGCTCGCATTGCCGCGATTATCCCGGCTGACGAGTGGCAGATCTTGGAGCGTCGCGCTCAGGCGCAGGAATACCTGAAGAAGCCTTCCAGGCGGCGTCTGTCGGGCGGGTCCTGAGTTACGTCCGTCGACCGGTCCCGTGGGAAGAGATGCTAGGAAATTAAGATGTGGACTTACTGGTTGACCTTCCGCATTCCCGAAAACAAGATCGGGCAAGCCGCGCGGCAGGAGATGGAGCGCGTAATAGAGGACTACGCCGAAGGCTCGATCTGGAAGGAGCCAACATCCTTCATCGCCTTTAAGTCGATAGCCGCTCCCGGACTAATCGCCGAGGATCTCCGCCTGATCATTGAGGCGGCTGGCGGCCTTGCCGTGCTTCACCCTGTCAACAAAGGGCCCGCCTATGTCATCGGCGAGCCTGAGTTTCCTGATGTGTTGAAGGATGTTCTGCCGAACACCCTTCGCTTCAAAGGCTAAAATTGCGGAGTCGTTCGCAGTTCCACGGAGGGCGCCTGAATATCCCTGCGCATCCGTAAATATCTACTGGCGAAGTAATGCCAGTCTTTTAGACGGTTTTCCTTGTCGAGAAATCCGGCATTTTCGGTGTCTGCGCACATCTCCGTCACAGCCGCGCGGGCAAGCCACTCGGGCATCCCCGCCGCCATGAAGGTCGCCACATCTACGCGGCGATGTTCGAAGGCCCGACGGATTAGCAGATCGCGTGCGTCGGTCTCCTCTTTCTCGCGTCGATCATCATGAGCATCCGCAGAGTGGTGCGGTCCAGTACATGCGGGAATCTCCGCATCCGCGTGGTTCGCTTCGCTGCTTGATGAATCAGCGGGAGCACTTGTTCCGGTGAGATAGCTCTCGAAGGCTGCCGCGCGCGCGACAACCCGCTCCGGGGGAAGGTCCGGCAGATTGGCGAGCCACAACGCTTCTAGTTTCAACACACCCATCGCAACTCCTCGCCCCGCCTCGTGCGGGGCTTTTTGTTTCTGGGACCGCCTAGCGCCATCCACAGGAGGGTCATAGCACGTTGATACGATCCTGTATCCATTCTGGATAAAAACCTCTTGACCCGTATCCGGATCGGATACAACATCTCTCCATCGCCGCTCACCGAGCCGATGGAGCCTCTGGTGCCCCACACCGCCCCTGCCGATTACTGGATCGACCGCCTCGACGGCGCCTTCGCCGTCTTCTCTGCCTCCGGCATCGAGCTTGAGGGCATCGAGAGCCGCGGCGACGCGCAGAACCACATCCTCGACCTGATCGAGCGCGACCGCGTCGCGACCCAGGAAGAGCGCGCTGCGCAGGACGACTTCGCGGCCCAGCAGCTCGCCGAGGCCGCGTGATGATCGCGCTCCTCAACTCCCTTCCGCCGCTCCAGGCTGTCGCGGCCCTCGGCGTCGGCGTCCCCGTCACCGTGCTCGGCCTCGCCTTCTGCCTCTACGAGGCAGGCCGGTTCGTGCGGCTCGCGCTGATGGGGCGGCTGTGATGGCGCCCGCGACCCATCCCGATCCCTGCGGCGCCCGCTGCGAGACCGCCGACTCGCTGCGCACTCTGCGCAGCCTGCTCGAAGCCGCGATGAACGAGGCCGCCCGCATCCGCGCTGGCGCCGCCCTCGGCAACGCCGACCGCTTTCAGGTCGTCGAGGCCGTCGATCTCGGTCGCGACGCGCTGGCGCTCGCCGCCATCCTCGGCGCCGTGCCCGCAGCGGCGACCGACGCAGATCCCTCCCTCACCGCCGATTCCCGCGAGGCAGCATGAGCCACTTTTCCGTTCTAGTCGTCACGACCGAAGAGCCCACCAACGACGTGCTCTCGCGCATCTTGATGCCCTGGCACGAGTTCGAGTGCACCGGCCTCGACAACGAGTTCGTGCAGAGCATCGACCAGACCGCCGACAAGCGCGCCGAGTACGAGGCCGAGACGAAGACGCGGTTGCGCTCGCCCGACGGCGAGCTCTTCAGCCCCTACGAGAACCGATTCTATCGCGATCCGACCGAGGAGGAGGCCAAGGCCATTGGCCCGTTAGGCGGCTCCGGCTGGTCAGGCAGCTTCTCGTACAGCTCGCGCGATTGGGGTGACGGCCGTGGCCATCGCTCGAAGGTCAAGTTCGTGCCGGAGGGCTTCACCGAGGTCGAGGTGCCGGCTCGTGAGATCCAGTCGTTCCGCGCGTGGGTCGAGGAATACACCGGCCGTCCGGTCGTTCCGTTCAACGAGACCCCAAACAAGGAAGAGCACAAGTTCGGCTGCATCCTGCTGACCGCCGACGGTGACGTCTACAAAGTTATCGACCGGACCAATCCGAACAAGAAGTGGGATTGGTGGGTGCTCGGCGGGCGCTGGAGCGGGATGCTCGCTCCGGCCTACGACCCTCACAAAGACCCTGAGAACTTCGAGACGTGCTGGCTCTGCGCGGGCACGGGCGTCCGGACCGACGGGCGGAGCGGCGCTGGCTGCAACGGGTGCGACGGCACCGGGCGTAGTCTTAAGCACGCGCCGAAGTGGCGGCAGGTCGGCAACAGCGCGCAGATCGCATCGCTGTCGATCGAGAACATTCGCGCCACCGGTGGGGAGAGGGCTGCGGCCAATTACGACCGTCGGCACGCGATCATCGCCAGTCGCCCGATCCCCGACTTCGACGCTCTGGCTGAGCAACACGGCCACGAGGCGGGACGTAAGCTCTATTGGGCCGACCCGGTCATGATCGACCTGCAGAAAGCCGGCGAGACCTGGCTCGACCGAGAGGACATGCGCCTTCTGCGCGGTAGTCGCGAGGCTGCCATCGAAGCCGGGCGTCTGGATGCGCTGGCGACCCTCGCTGTCGTGAAGGACGGCCAGTGGCACGAGCGCGGCGAGATGGGCTGGTTCGGTGTCGTGCACGGCGAGCAGGACCGCGACGTATGGCGCCGCGAGGTCAACAGCATGATCGACAGCCTTCCGCCTGAGGCGTGGGTGTCGATCGTCGATTGCCACATCTGACCGGGGCAATCGCGATGTTCTCGAACCTCGTCTGGGTCGCGGTGCTCGCCCTGCCGCTGATCGTCATCGGCATCGGCGCGTACATGGCCGGCGCTGACCGCCGTCCCCATCGGGAGGGCCGCGGCCGTGGCTGACCGCATCCCCTACCGCCTCACCGTCGAGCACACCGACGATGGCCCGCGCCTCGTCGGTGTGCTCGACGGTGAGCGCGCCGCCGAGTTCGACATGGACCGGGACGGCGCCCGCACCATCGCTAGCGCCCTGCTGGCCGCGACCGGCGACGCCTTCGAGCGGACCTTCACGACGGAGGCCGCCCGTGGTTGAGCGCACCCCCGAGCAGCAGCAGTTCGCCGACGTCTTCCTCGCCCTCGGCGTCCAGCTCCCGATCCGGGTCTGTGGGATGCACGGCCGCGGCCTCGCGGAGGCTGACGGTCGCCCGCGCTTCGCCGGCTTGCCCGGCGACGGCCCGTCGAATGAGCGCGCCATCGCCCTGGCCTTCGCTGCGGCGGTGAACACGGCCACCGGCACGGCCGACCACGAGGCCGGCCCGCTTCCGGTCCTGCGCCCTCTCACGGCTGACGTGATCCGGGCCGCCGAGAACCCCTTCGACCCCGAACACCTGATCGCCGTGGCGCGCGCCGCCCGGATGACCCCTCGCGCCGACGCAGCGGAGTAACTGCCATGCGGATCGTTGAACACCACGAGGGTCGCGTGCCCGGCCCCGGCCTCTACCAGATGCCGGCCACCGTCTACCACGCGGACCCTGCGCCGGGGCCGAGCCTGTCTTCGTCCATCGCCCGCGCGCTCCTCAGCGAGACGCCTCGGCACGCGCACGCCAAGCATCCGCGCCTGACGCCGCAGACAGAGGACAGCAAGAACCGGAAGATGGACCTCGGGTCCGTCGCCCACGAGATCCTGACGGGCGAGGGGCGGGGCATCCACGTCGTTTCCGCGAGGAACAAGGCCGGCGAGACCGTCGAGACCTACGCCTCGAAGGCGGCGCAGGAGGAGCGCGACGAGGCGCTCGCCGCAGGACTGACGCCGGTCCTGTACTGCGATCTCCTCAAAGCCGAGCGCATGGTCGAGGCTGTCCGGTCCCGCCTGGCCGAGACCCCGGAGACGAGGGGCGCCTTCGAGCAGGGCGCGGGCGAGACCTCGCTCGTCTGGCAGGACCGGCTCGGCCTGTGGGGACGGGCGCAACTCGACTGGCGCGGTCCCGAACCGCACCTGATCTGGGATCTCAAGACGACCTCTGCCGGCCTCTCGGATCGCGCCATCGCGACGAAGATCGCCGAGGGCCTGGACATCCAGGAGCACTGGTACCGCCGCGGCCTGACGCGGCTGGTGCCCGACCTGATGGGCCGGGTGCGCATGCGCTTCGTCTTCGTGGAGACGGTCGAGCCGTTCGAGTGCCGGGTGATCGAGCTGTCCGGCGAGCAGCAGTGGCTCGGCGAGCGCAAGGCCATCACGGCGGCCGTGCTGTTCCGTGAGTGCCTGCGTACGGGTCGGTGGCCCGGCTACGCGCCCGGAATCAGCCGCGTCGAGGCGCCGGCATGGCCCGCCGCGCAGTGGGAAGCCCGCGAGGCTTCCGACCCCCTCTTCCGCGAGTTCGGCACGGCCCTGGTGCTGGCCCACTCGACTGCCGCCCCCGATCAGGAGATCGCCGCGTGACCAAGGCTCTCGTTCGCACTTTCGAGGACAAAGACGCGGTTCGCCAGCAGGTGCCGCTCCTCGTCGGACTGTTCGGGCCGTCCGGTTCGGGCAAGACCTTCAGCGCCCTTCGCCTCGCGCAAGGCATCCAGCAGGTGGCCGGCGGCGACATCTTCGTCGTCGACACGGAGTCGAAGCGCGCCCTGCATTACGCCGACCGCTTCCGGTTCCGGCATGTCGAGTTCGGCGCCCCCTTCGGCTCGCTCGATTACCTCGCAGCCCTGCAATACTGCGTCGGCAAGGGCGCCCGCACGATCATCGTGGATTCCATGAGCCACGAGCACGAGGGCGTCGGCGGCTACCTGATGACCCAGGAAGCCGAGCTCGACCGGATCGCGGGCGACAACGAGAGCAAGCGCCAGAAGGCGACCTATTCGGCCTGGATCGTGCCGGCCAAGCAGCGCCGCCAGTTCATCAACGGCGTGCTCGGGCTCAACGCCAACTTCATCTTCTGCTTCCGCGCCAAGGAAAAGCTCAAGATCAAGGGCGGCGGTGCGCCGACCGAACTCGGCTACATGCCGATCGCGGGCGAGGAATTCCTGTTCGAGATGACGGTGAACGCCCTGCTGCTGCCGGGCGCCCGCGGCGTGCCGACCTGGAAGACGGACTATCCCGGCGAACGGCGCATGCTCAAGCTGCCGGAGCAGTTCCGCGAGTTGCTGCTGAAGGAGCAGCCTCTCGACGAGGAGATCGGCCGCAACCTCGCGCAATGGGCGCAGGGCGGCACGGTTGACGTGCAACGGACCGCCGGGAAGCCGGACGAGGGCAGGGCACCGCAGCCGAATGGGCCCCGCGACCGCAAGGCGGAACTGCTCACCGTCGCCCGCGAGAAGGCGCGGGCGGGTAGCGACACGTTCGGTCTCTGGCGCGACCGGCTGAGCGACGCCCAGCGCGCGGCAGTGGACGAGATCGAAATCGAGTTGCGGGACCTGATGGCCGACGCCGATGACCGGCCGTCGGACGACAGCTTCCCGGCCGACGATGAACTCGCCGCTCGTGGGCAGGCCGCCTGACATGGCCCGCCCCTCCCTCGTCGACGATCTCCTCATCGGCCGCGCGCTCAACCAAGCGCGCCGCCGCCGCGGCCTCCGACAGAGTGAGGTCGCCGTCGCCACCGGCATCCCGGTCCGCACCCTGCAGGATTACGAGCACGGGCGCAGCACGGTGCCGGAGGCGCGCCGCCAGAAGCTCGCCGAGGCGCTGGGGCTCGATCCTCTGGTGCTCGGCGCGCCGGTCGCGCCCGCGCCCCTTCCCGAGCCGCTGCCCGCCGACGAGGCCGCGTGGCTCGCCCTCTACCACCGCCTGCCGGCCTGGATGCGCGCCCTCTGGCGCCGCCGTGTGCCGGCTCCCGTGCTCGCACAGGAGGGTGCCTGACATGGCTCGGCTGCCCGTCGATGCTCCGCTTCGCGCCACCATGCGCCGCCTTCGGACTGAAGGTGTGTCGCTTCGTGAGATCGCGGCCCGCGTTGGCCGCTCCAACGCTGTGGTGTTCCAGCACGTCTCGGACATCGACATCCGGCACATCAGCAAGGCCGGCGTCCCCGTGACCAACCGCGAGCGTGAGGCCATGCGTCGGCTGCGCGAGCAGGGAATGCCCCTGGAGGAGATCGGCGCCCAGATCGGCCGTTCGATCCACTGCGTCCACGATCATGTCAGCGATATCGCCGTTCGCTGCCGTCCCGGCCTGAAGGGGCTCGGCGCCGATGGCTACGCCCGCCTGCTGGCCGCCGCTGAGAGCGGCGTACCGCGCGCTGAACTCGCCGTCCGCTTCGGACTCAAGGAAACGAGCGTCGCACCGACTCTGTCCCGGCTGCGTCGCGCTCACCGCGCTACCGCGGGGGAGGCTCGCGCATGCTGAGCCTCGAAGACCTTGCCGGCTTCGACCTGCCGGCGCTGCGCGCCCAGGTCCAGCACATGGCGGTGCGTCAGGACCGCTACCGCCGCGAGGCTCAGAGCATCGGCGTCTCACCCGACTGCCCGGAGACATACCGCCTCGTGCAGGTCGCCGAGCAGGATGCGGCCGCGCTCGCCCATATCGAGCGGCTGCTCTCGCTCACGATCCGCTTCGCCGCCGATGACAGCTCCGGGCGACCGGCGCCCACCCATCGCTTCGGGCGGAGACCATCCCGCGCCGGCTTCCTCGCCCACGTCATCGCCGCGCTGACCGGCACCGCCTCTCGCAGCGGGGGCGCCGCATGAGCGCCCCCGGCATCTACTGCGCCGATTGCGGCACCGAGTGCGAGCGGATCACCGGTCGCGAGGCCGGCGCCCGCGAGCCCGACCTGATCGACGCCCAGGTCTGGGCCTGTCCGTTCTGCCCCGATGCGTGGGCCCCGAGCGCGGCCGATGGTTCGGCGGTCGGGCTCCCGGCTGGCGAGGAGACCCGCAACGCCCGCGCCCTGCTGCGCGAGCGCCAGGTCGAGCGGCTGATCGGCGAGGCCCTGCGCAACGTCCCGAACGGCCGGACCATCGCCGAGGAGCGCGTCGCCGCCTTCCTCGCGCACGAACTGCGCCTGCCGACCGCCGAGGCGGCGATCGACCGCCTCAACATCGAATGGTGCCGCCGTGCGTGGCGGGCGCTCCAGGGCGCCTCCTACGCCGACGCCGTGCGGCACGCCCAGACCTATCGCCCGAGGAAAGCCGCCTGATGCGCCCCCTGATCATCGACAGTTTTGCGGGTGGCGGCGGTGCATCCGAGGGCATCCGGGCCGCGACGGGCCGAGATCCCGACTTCGCGCTCAATCACGACGCGATCGCGCTCGCGATGCACCGGATGAACCATCCAGATACCCACCACATCGAGGAGGACGTCTGGAACGTGGACGCCCGCGCCATGTGCGCCGGCCGGCCCGTTGGGCTCCTCTGGATGAGCCCCGACTGCAAGCACTTCAGCAAGGCGAAGGGCGGGAAGCCGCGCGAGAAGGCGATCCGCGGCCTCGCATGGGTCGGTGTCCGCTGGATCAAGAGCCTGCCGAAGTGGCAGCGGCCGCGCCTCGTCTGTCTGGAGAACGTGGAGGAGTTTCAGGATTGGGGGCCGCTCCTCGATGACGGGAAGCCGTGCCCGCTCCAGCGCGGCGCGACCTTCCGCAGCTTCGTCCAGGCCTTCGAGGCGATGGGCTACGTCGTCGAGTGGCGCGAGCTGCGCGCCTGCGATTACGGCGCCCCGACCATCCGGAAGCGCCTGTTCCTCGTCGCCCGCCGCGACGGCCTGCCGATCGTGTGGCCGGCGCCGACGCACGGCGACCCGAAGTCCGAGGCGGTCCGGTCCGGCCTGCTGAAGCCCTGGCGCACCGCGGCCGAGATCATCGACTGGTCGCTTCCGTGCCCGTCGATCTTCGAGACCTCCGCCGAGATCAAGGCGCGGTGGGGCATCCGCGCAAACCGGCCGCTGGCCGACGCCACCATGGCCCGCATCGCCAAGGGGACGATGCGCTACGTCGTGAACGCGGTGCGGCCGTTCCTCGTCAGCGTGAACCACGGCGACAGCCGCGGGCGCCGGGAATACCCGCTCGACGAGCCGCTCAACACGATGACGGCGAGCCGGGGCGAGGCCTTGGTGCAGCCGTTCGTGACCTACGGCCAGCAGGGCGGCGGCAATCGCGATGCCGGCGACCCGCTGCACACGCTCTGCGCCTCGCCGAAAGATCAGAACGCGATCGTCGCGCCCTTCGTGACCAAGTTCAATCGCGGCGCCACCGGCCACGCGATGGAGCAGCCGCTCGCGACGGTGACCTCGCACCACAGCGAGACGCACGGCGGCGGCGCGGCCCCGCTCGGCATCGTCGCGCCCTTCCTGGCGCCCCGGTATCAGGAGAAGGCAGGCCAGCAGCCGCGGGTGCGCAGCGTCGAGGAGCCGACCGCCACCATCATCGGCGGCGACAACGTGCCGGGCCACCTGGTCGGCGCCTGCCTCGTCCCCCGCTACGGCGAGCGACCCGGCCAGGATCCGCGTGCCCGGGCGATCGACGAGCCCGCGCCCGTCATCGTCCCGACTGGCAACGAGGGCAGCCTCGCCGCGGTCCATCTGACCCGCCAGTTCGGCGCCTCCGTCGGTTCGGCAGCCGAGCAGCCCGTCGGCACCATCACGGCCGGCGGCGCGGGCAAGGCCGGGGTCGTCGCCGCCTTCCTGGCGCAGCACAACACCGACCGGGATGGCGCGATCAAGCCGGGCGCCGACGTGCGCGAGCCCATGCGCACCGTCACCGCGTCGGGCGGACAGCAGACCGTCGTTGCGGCCTTCGTCGCCCAGCACACCGCCGGATCGCATCCTGGCCAGCCAGCGAAGTCGGTCGAGGAGCCGGTTTCGACGATCACCGGCAAGGGCTGCCAGCAGGGCATCGTCGCCGCGCACATGCTGAACCTGCGCGGCTCCGACCGCCGGGACGGCCCGGTCGATGCGCCCGCGCCGACCGTGACCGGCGGCGGCAACCACGCCGCGGCGGTCTACGCCTTCCTTGCGAAATACTACGGGGAGGGGCTGCCCTCGCAGCCGGCCGACGAGCCGCTGCACACCGTCACCGCGAAGCCTCGGCATGGCCTCGTCACGGTGACGGTGAACGGCCAGCCCTACGCGATCGTCGATATCGGCATGCGGATGCTGACGCCCCGCGAGCGGTTCAATGCCCAGGGCTTCCGGCCCGATTACGTGATCGATCGCGGCGAGCTCGAAGACGGCTCCACGATCCTGCTCACCCTGGAGCAGCAGGGCCGCGCGTGCGGCAACTCGGTTTGCCCGCAGGTCGCGCAGGCCATCGTCGCCGCGAACTACCGCGAGGACGAAATGCGGCCGCGCCGCTCGGCCGCCGCTGCCGACATGCCGCTCTTCCCCCTCGCCGCCGCGGAGTGACGCTCATGGTCGCCTACAGCTTCAAGAAGCGGTTCGGCCCGCCGATCCTAGCCGGCACGAAGGCGCAGACGATCCGCGCCGACCGGAAGCGCCATGCCCGCCAGGGCGAGGAGCTTCAGCTCTACACCGGGATGCGGACGAAGCACTGCCGGCTCCTCGGCCGCCCGACCTGCCTCTCCGTCATGCCGGTGCGCCTGTGCTTCTCCGAGTGCAGCGCGACCGAGCTGTTCGAGGTCGGCGGTGAGCTGCTGAGCCCGGCCCGGATGGAGGCCTTCGCCCGCGAGGACGGCTTCGAGAGCGTCGAGGACATGGCCCGCTTCTGGTGGGCCGAGCACCCGCCGGAGGAGGGCGACCGCATCGCCTTCGAGGGTGTGCTGATCCGCTGGCAGCCGCTCGACGCCGCCCCCTTCCTCCCCGCCGCCGCAGCCGAGTGACCGCCATGGCCCAGAACAGCAAGATCGAGTGGACCGAGGCCACATGGAACCCGATCGTCGGGTGCACCATCGTCTCGCCCGGCTGCACCAACTGCTACGCGATGAAGATGGCGGCCCGTCTCGATGCGATGGGGCAGCCGCGATACGCCGGCCTGACGAAGCCGAGCAGGGCCGGTGCGGTCTGGACCGGCGAGATGAAGCTCGCCGAGGAAGCACTAACGATCCCGCTCCGGCGCAAGAAGCCGACGACGTGGTTCGTGAACTCCATGTCGGATCTCTTCCACGAGAGCGTGCCCGACGCGTGGATCGACCGGGTGTTCGCCGTCATGGCGCTGTGCCCGCAGCACACGTTTCAGGTGCTCACGAAGCGGTCGGCGCGGATGCGGGCGTACATGGCCGGGTGCGAGAACCCTCCCTACGATCTGCCGTTGCGCGAGCCGTGGCTGACGCAGTGGCATAGGCGCGACGGCATCGCAGCAGCGATGGGGGAGATCGGCCGCAAGTATCCCGACACCCTCGGCCGGGTGAGGCGCCTACCGCTCCCGAACGTCTGGCTCGGCGTCTCGGCCGAGGACCAGCGCCGTGCCGACGAGCGCGTGCCGGACCTACTCGCGACGCCCGCGGCCGTCCGCTTCGTCAGCGCTGAGCCGTTGCTCGGGCCGATCGACTTCAATGCCATGCCCTTCGCCGAGGGCGACCGGCGGCATCGGTGGAGCGCACTGACCGGTCAGGCCCTCATGCACGCCACTGGCGTGGACGGGCACCCTGACTGCACCGTCCGCCTCGACAAGCCGATCTTTCCGCGCCTCGATTGGATCATCGTCGGCGGGGAGAGCGGACCGAACGCCCGGCCTATGCACCCGTCATGGGCTCGAAGCATCCGCGACCAGTGCGCCGCTGCCGGCGTCGCCTTCCACTTCAAGCAGCACGGCGCATGGGCGGACGTGGGTCCGCATCCCCGTGGCGAGTACGTCGCCAGCGACCCGCGCGTCGAAGACCAGATCCACGACCGCGATCCCGTCTTCATGGCTCCGGTCGGCAAGAAGGCCGCCGGCCGCCTCCTCGACGGCGTCGAGCACAACGGCTTCCCCGCCTCTCACCCCGCCCCGTCCGAGATCGAAGGAGGGCGGCCTTGAGCCCATTCCGCACGACTTGGACGCCGCCAGCCGTCCTGATGCGCACGGGCGAATGCCTCGTGCCCACCGAGCTTTCTTGGCGCCGCGCCGATCATCTCGTGAAGTCCGGCTTCGCGACCATCAACCCGCACCACCAGCGCTGGCTCGGCAAGCTGACGCTCACCGCTTCCGGCCGGGACCGCGCCGGCCTTTCCCTAACCCTCACCCCGGAGCCCTGACATGAGCACAACCGAAGAGGCGAGGACGCCGGGGCAGATGACCCGAGACGCGTTCTTTCAAGGTCGAGATGAGGGGATTTCGTGGGACGATATCTCGGAGGTCTCGAAGGCGGATTGGGAGCGTGCCGCCCTCGCCACTCCCCGCACGGACAGTGCCGAGCGGACGGCGGGGGAGATCCTGACGGAAGCCTGCAAGCAGTGGGAACTCTGTTTCGGCGATCCACCGGAATACGGCAGCCCGCTCCACGGCGTGTTCGTGGCCGGGATGATCTACACGGAGCGCCTGCTTGCGAGCCTGCTCAGCGTCTCCGACTACGAGCACGGCGACGGCTCGGAGGACTTCGACGCGGACGCGACGCAGAGCCTTCGCAACATCCTGATCGGCGCGAACCTGTGGGATGCAGACGAGAACCACCCCGTCGCCCCCGCCCCGTCATCGCCGGGCGTGCCGGATAGCGTGCGGGCGCTGAGCGATGTGAAGCAGGGCGTTGTGGCCCTACGGGATCAGGCGCGATCTAACCTCGCCTTCTACAAAGAGCACGGCTCCGATCTCGCGCTGCTCGAAAGCCAGAACTTGGCCGCCTTTGAGGCCGTGCTTGGCCTATTCGCCGCCCATCCGGCCAGGCAGAGCACCGGGCAGGGGGCGGACCTGCGGAAGACGCTGACCCTCATCAGAGACTTCGCCGGTTCATCGATCCTCGTGCGTAACGACGCCCTCGACCACATTTATATCGTGGCATCGGTCGCCCTCTCCGGCGGCTCGCCCGGGTGGAGCACCAAGCAATTCGGAACGGAGACAATCCCCGATTGGCTGGTGGAGTTCGTACGATCATCCGCGCACAAGGCGCGGTTCCATGCACTGCCGCACACCGAGTACTGGAAGACTGTGGAGCGCGCCTCTGAGTGGGCCGCGAGTCTTCAGGCTCGGCGTGCAGAGATGCTCCGCACGGCCTCTGAATGCGATGATGCCGAGCCAGGATCAGGCGCCTATCGCAGAGGCGTCGCGCAAGGGATCGAGGAAGCGCTCGCCGACCACCCGGCAGTCCCGGAGGCGGAGTGATGCGCTGCAAGGCTTCGCCCTCATCCGCCCCGCGCTCAACGGCACTCGGTCGAAAGCAGGTTTCTATCTTAATCGAGGCTGCTTCTGAAGTTTCGGTCGCTTGCCCGTGGCTGCCGATTTGCTCTGACCGACGCGTGGTTCGGTCGCTGGCAAGAAAAGGTCTCCTCGGTGCGACAGAAGACCTGTTTGGTATCATGCCAAAAGGTTGCCTTGCAGTTCGCCATTACGATCAATCTCTCGCACGGTCTGCTTTAGCGGGGCTCAGACGAGAAAACAGTAATGGCGAGGCAATGCCGTGGCACGTCTGATCTTTCGAATGGAGGCCGGTATGCGGCTCAAAGACCACGCTGAAACGTCGGCTCCGAAGACTGCCAGCATCGCACATCTCGAAGCGATCCTCGCAGAGAACGCGAGCGCTCATGACGATGACGAGATCCGGGCCGAGTGCGGCATCACGTTCGGCATGATGCGGGACGCGGTGACGCTGGCGGCGTTGAGGCACGCGAAGGCCCTAACAGGTAAGGCGCAAGGGGCGTGGTGCTTCGACATGGAGGCCGCGCCGCGGGATGGTACGTCGGTGCTCGTGGCCGGCCCAAGCCTCAGCGACCCGAACGCAACATTCGTCGGCGAGGCGTACATCGACGCCGACAACGGCGCCCATTGGTGGTGGGCCGGCACGAGCTACGGCGATTATCACGCTGGGCCGCTCCACGAGACCGGGTTCAAGCCCTACGCGTGGCATCCGATGCTGGACGCTCCCGCTCCCCCGGCCTCCTCCGGTCAGGAGCGCGCGCGATGAGCCGCGGAACGGCTGTCGTTATGCCGGAAGACGAGTGGTTCAAGCTCTGCTCGAAGCAGTGCCGAGCCCGACGCAAGCAGTACGGCGGCACTCGCCGGGAATGCCTAGACGAGTTCGATTACGGCATCTGCGCTGAATGCGCCGACGACGCCCTCCGCGCCGCGCCCAAGAAATATCGGACCACGGCCGAGAACGCGGCCCACTACGACCCCTTGCCGGGAGCCCGCCCATGACGCCTGCTGCCACCCCAGAGGCGCTGGTCGAAGCGCGCGAAGTAATCCGGCAATCGCTCAAGGTCGGCGCGCCCGGCCTCGCAGAGCCCGCACGCGAAGCGGTCGTCCGCAGCATCTTCCTGAAGGTCGACGGTAAGGTGATCCAGCCGCTCCTTTCCGACAAAGCGACGCTGGAAGCCGCCCTTGCCACCGCCACCGCCGAGGCCGCCCGGCTCCGGGCCGAGGTGGAGGCGAAGGACAGGGCTCTGAAGGAGGAGCGCGCCCGTCGCAAGGCAGCGGTACAGAGCGTCCGCGAGAAGGCAGCGGCGCTGTGCGACGAGGCCGCCGCCTACTTCGACCGGACGACAGGCCACTACGACCGCACGCAGGCGGCCGGCAGCTACCGGGCAACCGCCGGCAAGATCCGGCTTCTGACGCCAGACCGCACCGCACTCGCCCGCGCGGCCACGGCGGGGGAGGGTCGCAGCAATGGGTGACTATCCTCTCGTGCCCGATCCAGACGGCAAGCCGTTTTGCGCCGAGATCATCGACCTTGATGAGATCCGCATCCAGTACGGCCGCAAGCCGGCGGGGCAGGCGACCTGCGAACATCGCCATCTCGTCTACAGCCGAGGCGAGCGCCGCGTTTGGTGCCAAGACTGCGAACGCACGCTCGACGGCTTTGATGCCTTCTATGTGCTGACACAGCACTTCGAGAAGATGTCGGCAGCCGTCCGTCGCAAGAACGAGAAGGCCGACGAGGCGATGAAAGCCACGCTGACGCGGCGCGTCACGAAAGCTCTCGACCGCACATGGGCCAGCGGAATGGCTCCATGCTGCCCGCATTGCCGCGACGCCCTGCTGCCCGAGGACATGGAGAACACGTCGTCGGCGAACCAAGAGTGGGTACGAGCCGGCAGGAAGAAACGCTCCGCCCTCCTCGCCCAGGCCGAAGCCCCTTCCACCAGCGCACGAGGCCGAGATGCGTAGCGCCAGCACCGCGGGCGGCACCGGGGGAAAGGGCGGACCGACGAGGCTGCCAGCGAACATCGCCCCTCGATGCCTGACCCGGACCCAGGCTGCGGAATACTGCGGGTGCGAGACGGTTGAGGCGTTCGACGGCTGGGTGCGCAAGGGCATCGTGCCGGGCCCGATCGCCGGCACCCACCGGTGGGACCGGCGCGCCATCGACCGCGCGCTTGATCGCCGCTCCGGCCTGATCTCTGATGCGGCCACCTCCATCGACGAATGGCTGGCCGAAAATGCGAGTTAGGCTGCGGGGCATCAACACCGTCCGCGCGAAGCTCGCGGACGGGACGGAGAAGGTCTACCACTACCACCGCGCCACCGGCACGAAGCTCGTCGGCGAGCCGGGCACGCCCGAGTTCATCCGCTCGTTCCAAGATGCGGTCCGCAACACGGCCCTGGCGCGCAGCGAGGGCACCGTCGAGTGGCTGATCCGGCAGTACCGGGAATCACGGGCCTGGACCGAACTTGCCGCCAAGACGCGGGAGAGCGCCGCCTATGACCTGAAGGCTTGCGAGGAGCGATGGGGCTCGACGCTGCTGACCATCGTCGAGAACCCGCGTAGCCGGCCCGCCTTCCTGAAGTGGCACGACAAGCTCGCCGAGAAGCACCCCAAGGCGGCCGACGCGAAGCTTGGACGGCTGGCGCGCGTGTTCGCATGGGGCGTTGATCGGGGGCACATCCGGCACAACCCGGTCGCGAGCTTCGAGCGCGCCTACCGCTCGAACCGCGCCGAAATGATATGGATGCCGGAGCACGTGGCGGCCTTCGAGGCGGTCGCCTCACCCGAGATTCGGCTCGCGATGATGCTCGCCCTCCATACCGGGCAGCGGCAGGTCGATCTCCTGACGCTGCCGTGGTCGGCATGGGACGGCGCGGCGGTGACCGTACGCAGCCAGAGCAAGAGTCGCCGTCTCGTCTACGTGCCAGCGACGCGCGCCCTGAAGGCGGCGCTCGACGCAGCGCCACGCCGCGCCACCACGATCCTTGTCGCGCCCCGCGGCACAGCTTGGCGCAAGCGGCACTTCCATGAACTGTGGAGCGAAGCGTTCGCAGCGGCAAAGATCACCGACGATCTTCACTTCCACGACCTGCGCGGCACGGCCGTGACGATGCTGGCTGAGGCTGGCTGCACGGTGCCGGAAATCGCGACCATTACAGGCCACTCGCAGGCGCACGCTCAGAAGATTTTGGACCGCTATCTCGCTCGGACCCGGACGCTGGCCGAGTCGGCGATCGCGAAGCTCGACGAACACCGCCGGAACAGGAACTTGCAAAACGCGCTGCAAAACGGCGGAGGGGCGAAAGGCTGAGCCGGCCCTAAGTCGTTGGTAATTAATGGTCGGAGTGGCCGGACTTGAACCGACGACCCCCTGTCCCCCAGACAGGTGCGCTACCGGGCTGCGCTACACTCCGACGCCCTTACGGCCCGCGGCTCATAGCGGTCCGCTTCGGACAGCGCAAGCCCTTCCGCGATCGCCGAACCGCGAGACGCGGTCCCGCGCCCTGCGGATGAGACCTGTGCACGAGCGCGCGCCAGCCCTCGAAATTTGATTCAGCGCATTCCTCGGCCGTACGGCGTCGCGCAGGACGGCAGACAGGGGGCGCGCCGGCTCCCTGTGTCGTTGATTCCGCGCGGGCAACAGCGAAGCAACTTCAACGAAATTTACGAGCGCCCTTCTCAAAGGCGTAGCAACGACTTATCGTGATGAGAGTGCGATGATTTTGCCGGGCCATGTCTAGAAAATCACTTGACCTGACGTTGGAAATTCTGAAGTCGCTCGATCGAGCGCATTCGCGTGAGGATATCCTGCGGGCCATCATGCCGCGGCTCAACGCGCTGGGCATCGAATACGTCATCTCGGCCATGATTCCTCTGAAACGCCTGCCGGCGCGAACACAGAAGAATTATCTTATTTTAGAGAATACTTCCGACGAGTGGAACCGGCTCTACTTTTCGAAAGGCTATATGTATACGGACCCGGTCGTGCAGGCGACCCTGTCCAGCACGACCGGCTTCCGCTGGTCGGAGATCGAACCGGCGGGCGTGCTCGATCCCCGCTCGCGGCAGGTGATGAACGAGGCCGGCGAGTTCGGCCTCGGCGACGGCTTTACGGTGCCGCTCGCCACGCTGGAGGAGGAGCGCGGCGGCCTCACCTTCGCGGGTCCGCAGCTCGATATCAGCCCAGGACAGCGCGGGATGCTCACCCTGCTCGCCTCCTACGTGGTCGGGCAGACGCTGCTGATCGACAACGGCCCCAGCGAACGCCGGATGGGACTGACCCCGCGCGAGCGCGAGAGCCTGCAATGGGTCGCCGAGGGCAAGACCGATTGGGAAATCGGTGAGCTGATGGGCATCTCGCGGCACGGTGTCGATTTCCACCTGCGCTCCGCCCGGGTGAAACTCGGCTGCGTGTCCCGGACGCAAGCGGTGGCCGAAGGGTTCAGGCGCGGCCTGATCATCTGA